TATCTCGTACATAAAGCACGTCTGACCCGTCGTAGATGTTAGAGTTACCGTGAAACTCGTTCCCGCAACAACTCCCGATATGGTATACGGAGTTGTTAAAAGTGGTGCTACGCAAGTTGGGGTGGATGGTAGATCAGACGCAAACGTGATCGGAATCAGAAAGATTCTGCTGTGCGTCGTTACCGCCGTTGTATTCACCGTGTAGGTTGCCGTTAGGGTTGGGATGACGAACGCGCCCGCCGATGCGGACCCGCAAGCACCCGGAGATGCCGCATTGATTGCACAGTTGGTTGCTGTCGAGTACGTAGCTGCTGATTCGTTGCCCACTACTGCTAATCCAGTTGCGTTGATTGTTGCTGCCAATTGAGTTGTAGTCGTTCCTCCGACGTTGAAGGTAATCACCTTGCCCGTGTTGGCCGTGGCGATATTCAAGTTGTCGGTGGACGCATACATGTAGCAGTCATCAGCCGCGCCGGAATTGTACGCCGCCTGGTTGTAGGTGGACGAGTTGCAGCCTACGTCAAGGTAGTGGGTGGTCTGCGATCCATTGTCAGAAGTGGCAACTAAATCGCTCGAAGCAGCGTTGTCAGAGGATGTATTCATTACGTTGATCTGGGTGGTGTTGGCAACGTTGCTCTCTGTGGCGTTGATGACCGCGCCCACCAGCGGAGTGACGGACCCAGCTTGAAAGTTTGCAGCCTGGAATCCAGTGAGTCCAGTAGTGCCAGTCTGCGTGAGCGCCAAAGTTGCGGTGGGGTTAGTCCCCGGAGCGCCCATCACGTTTTGCAGACAAGACGCTTCCGTACCCTGAGTACCCGCACCGCTTCCGTAATTATTAGTCAAGCAAAACTTCGGGGAGTTTACAGCCGCCGTAGACTGAATTACGGGTGAGCCTGTCGAGCAAGTAGACCCTGCCGCATTGGTCACGGCAATGTATGTCGCAGAACTGGCAATCACAGGGAAAGTCGTGCCGTTGTTTGCCGTGCAAGTCGTGAAACCAGATACGGTCACAGCCGGAATTCCCGCATAAGCTCCGGCAGGGAAACCAACAGCCATCGCACCGCCCGTAATCGTGCCAGCAAGAGACGTGGTGGAAGCAGCGCTGACCACGGTTGATCCTGCCGCCGCTGTTTCGGTGACGCCCCACCAGTTCGTGTAGGTAATCGCAGAAGTGCTGGCTGCTGTCAAAATAAATACGCCGTTATTGCTCGGTGTAGTCAAGCCGGAAACTGTCACGGCATACCCGGTTGCGAGAGAACCCGGAAAGGTGCCAGTAATCGTGACCGTGCCGGAGCTTCCATAAGACCCGGTGTAGGCCACGGCGTAGCCTGTAGTAGTCTGGCTAGAAGCAGCCTGTTGCGTGGCCGCAGTCAAAGTCAACGTCGCGCCAATTATCGGCAAAGCGTTTTGAAGAAGTTCCTGTGGCGCATTGGCAACATTTGTGTACTGCGCCAGGATATTGCTTGGCTGTGTCCCATTCAAAGAGATGTAGACCGCCTTGTTTGCTACCCCGTTAGCAAGGTACATATTGCCCGCCGTGGAAAGCAAACTTGTATCCCCCGCGAGTCCGATATTAAAAGCAGACGGGCAGTTGAAACCTGAATTGTTAATTCCTAGCCACATGAATCCGAGAGTATTTGTGCCTGTATCCTGCGTAGCTGAGTATCCAGACTGAGAGCATACTCCACTATTGAAATTCTGGATGTTCGTCTGCACGATTCCGGCGTAATTCTGTCCGATACTCAACCAATTTCCAGCACCCAGAGAAGCATTGCTGCTTCCTAAATTCAGTCCGATTCCTGGAGTCCAAGTATGGTTCGCATCGAACCCAGTAGTACCCGTTCCCGTCTGATACGGAATTTGGTAGATCGCTCCGCCCGCTAGATTAGTTGCTGTACCCGACGCACCAGCCGTAAGCACAGCCCACGTACCAGTTCCCGCCGTAATGTTTTGGCAGGAATACTGTAACCCGGTCGTCACTACCTGCTGATTAGCCACACCCTGAGCGCAAGCTCCAGATGGTGCGCTGCTTACACTAACGGCTCCTCCGTAAACGGTAAGGCTTCCATAGTTTCCTACTCCAACTTGTCCGTTTTGCGCATAGGAAACAGCACAAATCATCAACACCGCAACTAAGAGAATCCTTTTCATCGTCCTACCTCGTCAACAAAACCGTCATTGTTACTGTTGCATAATTCGCCAAAGCAACTACTTTCACGCGAGTAAACCTTGCCCAGAAAGACGGAAGTTCAATCCTTCCTACGTTTCCCGCATTTATCGTTCCTGTCGTTAAACTTGCAATCGTTACATAGTGCGAGTCTTGGTCTATATCCGCTGTCTGCACGTCAATTTCAAACGCTCCAGGCGCTCCACTAAACGCTATGTCAAACGATATTCCCCACGGATAAAAGATTCCTGGAATACGAGAAATCATGCACGCTACACTAGACTCGCCAACATACACAGACTCATTCTGAAACAAATAAGTCTGCGCTCCTTGCGCTATCAACGTCGCTTGTCCCGGACTTGCATAAGGTGGCATTTTTGTTTCCTCCTACCAACCTACGTTGGCTTGGTTCCCTGTGTATGAATCTGGTTGCCCGTCACACGGAGCGTTCATGCGGGCCTTGGTGAAGTAAAGTTCCATCAAATTTCTATCCGCGATACGTGCTTGTCTCAACAAATCCTTATACTCTTCGTGATAGGCCTTTGCCAAAAACTGCCAGTTTGCGCCAGACCCGCGTTCCATATCGTCGCCTTTGGAACCTTCCTTCCAAAGACAGCACATTTCGTAAGTCCTTTGTCTTACCAATTCTTCACTTAAAGGATAAGCAATCGTGTCGTTCGGATTTACTAGCGGTGGTAAGTTGCATTGGCATTGGAATGTGTAGCTTAAAATCGAAATTGGGTGCGGCCATAATTCCACCAAAAGCTGACCATATGTTGCGCTTCCTGGCCTCGTATCAGTTCCATACGGAACTACGGCAGTTGGCTGATCGAATATTTCGCGCTGGGCGTCTTCTACGGAGAGGTCGATCTGCGTCCAACTCCACCAGTCCATCTGCTCATTATTTTGCGTATCGCGAATATCCATCCATTTACGGAATCCAACAGGACAAGGATAATAAGCCTGGTACACGCAATATTGTCCGTTCGTCTGTGCCGGTTCTACCCAGAGACGGTCGGTTGTTATTGTTGCAATCAATGTAACAGAAAATGTAGCAGCCGTTCCGCCTTCAGAGAACGTCACATATGGCGTTGTATAGCCGCTCCCTGCCGTCAGAACGATGGGCGGTAGGGTAACCGTCCCATTGGCGTTCACAGTGACAGAGAGCGTGGCTCCTGCGCCTATGGATGGGTCAAGAACGGGTACCGTATACGTTCCTGGGGTTTGGCCTAATCCTGGAGTCAAAACTGTAGCGTAAGCAACCGTGCCGTTATTTCCTACCCCGATGATGTTGTACAGGCTGTAGTAGGGAACGCGGATTTGCTGCTGCGTCAATAATGGCGGATACGGAACATTCGCAGTCCAAGCCGCTGTAGCGACAGCATCGGCTGTGATCGTGTTTGTGAATGGAACTACTGTAATTGTTCCGGGACTCAAGAAATTCGTTCCGGCGTTCGGTCCACCTAGAAGTGAAGGGGTTAACCAGCCTCCAGTGACGTTCTGGAAACTCCAGACGTTTTCCATCTGTATCTTCGTGTATGCTTCGTTAATTCTGGTCGCGGCTAGTCCCCTATTCATGCCTGAAAAGGTTCCCAGCACATCTTGAATGATATTCTGAAACGCCACGTCTCATCACTCCCTACTTGCCTGCAACCCGTTTCCGCGTAGTTTTCTTCCGCGTCTGTGGCTTCTTTGCCACACTTTTTGGCTTTGGTCCTGCTACGCGCTTCTTGCTCGAATCTTTCTCATGCTTATTCCAAGCGTCCTCGTTTTTCAGATGAGCTTGCTTTTCCCTGATATTGTCTTCTTTGTTGCCTGGAGTTTCGTATTCATGACTGTAACCCGCGTATTGTTTCTCAGCTTGTTTCCGATAACGACCATGCTTCCACTTTTCCGTAGAACCCTTCCCGTAGTATTCTCCTTTGGTTATTCCATAGGGAATATCTGATTTAACGGAAGGTTTCTTTGTGGATTTCTTAGTCGCCATAGGACACTACTTTCCCGCAACGCGCTTGTGAGTCTTCTTGTGGTTCACTGGCTTCTTCGCCGCAATCGCAACCTTTGCCAATCCGCCAACAATCTTCTTGCTACCCGCTGTACCACCCTTGATCGTAGCGTGTTTCTTCCCATTCTTCTTGCGGTTGTGAACCTTATGAGCCACCGCTGGATTATCAGGAAAATGCGCGTCATCCCCATCTTCCATGCTCTTCTTGCTCATTTTCATCTTTGCCATGATTCCTCCTCCGTCTTAATCTTCTTTTTCGTTGGCGGGAACTCCCTGTCGGTAATACTTCGGGAACTCTTCGTTAGTCTTCCTAGCAAGGTCAATTTCGCCTGATGCTTTGGTTCCGCCAACGACATAATTTGTCGGCGTAATTTTCGCAGCAGACCCTCCGCCATACGTGTTGTAGATGCTCTTGGTCGCCATCATTGCTCCTAGTTACTTGAGGATAGTTTTCTTGCCAGACTTCTTTTTGCCACCCGTCTTCTTGCCACCAACTTTCACTTTTCCTGTTCCTTTGTGAACATGGATCGTCGAATGACCTTTGATATGGTGGTTGGCCTTCACTGTGTGCTTTGCGTGGCTTGGCGATGGTGTCTTGTGAATCTTAGATTTCGTGGGCATTGTGTTTCTCCTTTTCGTTTGGTACTTATTCAAAATCCTTGTCTTACCGAAAACGCCCCCTGCGATTACCCTTCCGGGACCACAGAGGGCGTAAGTGTCTGTCCACCGGGAGAGGATAGAATCAGACCTTGTGTTAAAACTTAGTATTCACCACCAAAACCTGCAAGCTGTATAGTTTCAGCCGATAGGTTGGTTCCTGCTGGAACTTCAATACCGTTTACTATGCCAATCGTTGCGGTAAGCGTTGGAGGAGTTCCACCAGTGGCAGCGCTCACTGTGGGAACAGACAAATACCCTGAACCAGACGATGTTATATTAATAGCAGTCACAGCAGAAGTCGAAACCGTGATAGTACCTGTCGCGTTTCCAGTAGAGAACGTGAGCGCATAAGTTCCAGCAGTCATTCCAGAACCGCCCGAAGAACTAACACCATCCACGCCAAGTTGATTACCCGCATAGACCCACTTAAGTTTCCAAGTTGGTCGTACTCCAGATGAACTTTGTGCAGGAACAACAGCGTAGTTTCCGCTAAGAGATAACACATCAGACGTAATCGTATCAATGTATGTGTGAGAAGGCGAGAGTTGCGATGGATCGCCTCCTAAAACATAAGACGCAGGTCCGTTACCGTACCCTACCCACGCGAATCTCCGACCAATCAAATCTGGGTAACCAGGAATTAGTGTTATCAGCATGATTTCTCCTTACTGCAAAACTTGCGGGGCGGTATTTCACCGCCCCATCCATTAATGATTAGTCTTGGACCGTTGGACCGTTAAGAAGAACCTTGAATGGCGTGATTGCCGTATTTGTAACGGCCACTCCGTCAAGGACGTATCCAATTGCGTATTGGGTGAAAGTAGTGCTCGAAGTTGTCATCAATCCAATTGGGGATGATGAAGCCGCGATAGCAAATGTACCTGCGGTTTGAAGTACTGTCGCAGCATCCAACACAGTAGCAATTCCAAGTTCCTGCACAAATCCATAGTTGCCCGGTGTAATTGAGTTCAAGAACACCACAGGGCGAACTAGCACACCATTTGAAGACGCAATATCTGCGCTGGTAACTTGATTGACTGCGTACCCCATCTGAACATTAAGAGTAGGAGGAGTTCCGCCAGTTCCAGTAATCGTTGCAGTTGGGAGTGAGGTAAATCCAACACCCGGAGTCAACAATGTGATTGCTACAGTCGTTGCAGTCAGCACAACAACTTGGTATGTTGCCTGAGTCGTAGCACCACCGCCTGATGTGGTTCCTGTAACAGAGGTTCCTACTGTCATACCGGAACCAGCTACAAGCTGCACAATGTTCTGGACAAACTGACCTGGTTGAATATAGCCAACCGTACCAGCCTTGACGTTAGCAGCGGTAGCGTTCGATGCTACATACACATAACGATACCGACCAGCGTGCAACAGTCCATTTGTCGGATAGGACAGTTGATTAGCTTCCTGCTCCGTAAGGTCGAAGTAGTCACCAAGATTCAATCCACCACCCGCATACTGGAGGCCAGTGATCGGATCGCTCATGCCTGACTGCGACACGCTATTCACGTTGTTAAGAGGACCAAATGTTGGCAATGCTTGTTGAAGTGGCATCGTAAATCTCCTTGACTACATTCTCGAAATCAAACTTGTTGTCAGCCTGACTGCCTAATTACTCAAACAGTCAGGCGTTAATCTTAGGCGGTGAATCCGAATCCTAGTGCGTTTTGCCTTGGCTGGGCGCAATATAGGTTCGTTGCCAAGCGCATGAAGATTGTATCCACGCTCACGTTATTCCACTGGCTCGTCCTGCGCACTCCAAAGTTCCATCCGGGCTTGTCTGTCGTCCGTAGTTTGAACGTCTCAGGAGTCAAGAAGTAAATCGCTTCTGACGGCTGAATCAAAGCATTCGATGGCATACCAGAGTTAGTTGGAGACAGAGCTACGTTTGCACCTGCCGCGCTTACATACTGTGGAGTTTGGAAAGCTATCGTGGTGGTGTTCGATCCTACGCCGTCAACCAAGCTCGTGTTTCCAGACGCTCCACCAGACGCAAGAGGAATGTAATACTGAGCGTTTGCAGACGGTGCCAGAGGATCGGAATAAATCTGCGTTCCGTTGAAATCCAGAGCATCCCAAGTAATATCATGCTTCGTGTTGGAAATGTCGCGCCGATAAGCATCCAACGCAATCGCAATCGCCTTGAATCCAAATACGTTCGTGATTCCCAACTTCGGCTTGCCACCTGTGATCTTGCACTGAGACCAAAGCTGCATCAAAGAACCAAAGTTAATCTGTCCAGGGCCGCTCGTTGCAGGAGCCGACGTTGTACCAGTCGTTACCTGTTGTCCAAGATACAACGGAGTCACGTTAATTGACGCACCTACCGCGCCGTTACGTGCCTGTGAACCGTAAGACTTGTAGATGTTTCCATACAGCGACGGATCAATACCGTTATTCAAAGCCTCGTCCAAACCGTTGCTCACCTTGCTACGGTTATCCAAAACTGTCGAAGACGATACCTGTCCATGACGGAAAGAGTCCATCTCAAGCATCGTATTGATCTGCATGACCAACGCTTCCATAAAAATAGCGTACAGATCAGCAATTCGCGCAGGACCAGAGTTAATAACACCACCCTGCTTCGAGCCGTCATCCATTTCCCAATCGTCCATCGGGAACCAAGAAGCGTATCCCTTCTCGTAGAACTTCAGCTTGTCAGTGATCTGATTACGAGTCACTGTGATCGTCTGACCAGGGTTTACGCCTCCGCCCTGTGGACGACCATAAAGGAAGACTTCCGTCATGCCCGCGCCACCAAGGTAAGGGTCTGCTACGCCAGAATGACGAAGCTCTTCGAGAAACGGGGTTCCAACGAAGAAGTTATTCCAGACCGTCTCCTTGCGTACCGACTCCAGGTTGGTAGCATCGATTTCATTAACCAAAGGGTCTTGCGGTGTAAATGCCATGATGGTTTCCTTTCAGCAGTTAAGCTGTTCTTAAAATCTGTTTCTCTTACGCTACAACCGATTCGCGCTCTTCAATTGCCTTGTGAATATTATTCAAGGTCAACTGTCTGCGCTCATTTGCGCTCATCTTCGTTGGATCGGGACGCTCACCTTGAGCTACTGCCCGCTTCAACTCTGTAAACTTTGCCGACCCAGGAGGCAACTTCGTATCAGGATTGCTGCTCATCTGCTCGGCTCTCAAACGATCCTTGGACGCAAACTCAGCCTCACGAGCATCCAACTTAGCCTTCCATTCAGCATCCGCAGCAGTTCTGGACGCGGCTGCAATCTCATCATCATGCTTCTTTGCTTCCGCCGCACGATGCTCCGCTTCCTTCTCCGCAAACTTAAATGTCCTAGCCGCATACTCCATCGGGCTAAGTTTAATTGCGTCTGCCTTCGCCACTAGATCGCTAGGAGAAATAGGAATTGGAGTTCCATAAAGTTGCTGATACTTCCAATTAATATCTTGAATTGTGTGTACTCCCTGATCCAAACGCTTCATAATCGCATCTTCTGAGAATGTAGGAGTTCCGGGAGTCTTTACTGGGTCTACTACTGGAGCAGGAGGGGTAAAATTAGGAAGGTCCGCAGGAGCAAAATTCAAATCTTTCAATCCTGTAATCTGAGTCTTATAGTAAGCTGCTGCTGCTTGTGCGTCCGCTGCTTCCTTTGCCAACTTCTGTCTTTCTGTTTCCCAAGCTGCTACGCCCGGATTATATGTGGTGTTCCAAAACTCGTCTACCGATCTCTTGTTCAACTCTGCGGCGTCCTGTGCGGCCTTCGCTGCCGTTGTTAATTCCTCTTGCGCTTTCCTATCCGCCTCGGCCTTCGCTGCTGCTTCTACCGCCGCTTTATGCTTTTGTTCCGCTTCCGTCTGTACGCCAGTCACATAACCGTTAAGCCCATTTAGAGCTTTCGCGTCAAGAGCATCAATTTGTTCCTGACTCCAACCGGATTGCTTCAACACTTCTGCTATCGTCATGGTTCACTATTCTCCCGGATTTCCTTGTTGTCTTAATATGGTGGCTGTTGACTCGTAGGCGTTGGCTGTGGCGGTGCTACCATCTTCGTCTGCGCCTCACCAATCGCCTGCACGATTTTGTTCAATTCGGCAGCGATCTGTGGATAGGCTTGCGCAATTTCTTGCGCTGCTTGGCTCCATTTACCTAAAAGCATTTGGATTTGATTTGCTGGACCCTGAGACGGTTGGCCTTGCTGACCTCCACCATCAGGAGGTGGGGGAGGAGGGGCAGCACCCGCTCCTTGAGGAGGAGCGCCGCCCTGTTGATCCGTAACTGGCATAGAATTCGTAGTCATTGATCTCTCCGTTAGAGGGTTAGACTACGCCTTGATTGCGAGCTTGTGAGCTGCACGCTTTGCACGACCCTTAACTCCGCGAGATTTCTTGGCTGCAACCTTCTTGATGTGAGCTTTTCCACCTACGTGACGCTTTGGCATTGTGTTTCTCCTTTGAATGTGGTTCAACAAGTTTTTGGACACGAAAAACCGGCCAGAAGCCGATTTCGCTTCTAGCCGGTACTTGTTCTTGCCACAAGGCAAGGGGCACGCGCTATTTCTTGACTACTTCAGTTCTTAACGCTCTTGTTCCAGCGTCTTGTTCTGTTCGTCTTTATAAAAAGTAGAGCATATCTGACCATTTGTCAAGTCTTTTTTACGTTTCTGCGAACTTTTCTTCAAAAATCTTTTCTTCGCCACTTTTTAAGTTGAAATCCTTTAAGCGCAGGAATATAATCAAGTGGGAGAAACAATGAAACCGTATTATTCTCATAACGGAATAACAATCTGGAACTGTGATTGCAAAGAAGTCCTACCGACTCTTCCCAAGTGCGACCTGCTACTGACAGACCCACCGTACAAGCTGGTCGCGTCTGGGGGGGGAATAGGAGCTAAACGAGAATACCTATCCTCTATAGATGGTGAGCTTGACGACGGGTTCGATACGAGTATCCTAGCGCCATTCAAGAATTGGATGGTATTCTGTGCCAAACAACAACTCTTGGAAATTCTTTCCCTTGCATCTCAAAGGCGATGGATGCTCTTGACGTGGAATAAACCGAATCCTACGCCTCTGGTCAACGCGAACTACCTTCCCGACACAGAGTATATCGTCCATTCTTTCGAGGATTCAAGTTGTCTTTTTGGAGGATACGAATCACGTAGCAGATACATTGTTTGTCCAGCAGAGCAAAACGGATGGATGGGACATCCCACAGTAAAACCCCTCTCCGTTATGCTACGGCTAGTTTCAGTCGCAAGCGGAGAGGGGCAAACAATCCTCGATCCGTTTTGTGGAAGTGGTACGACACTGGTAGCAGCCAAGAAACTAGGACGAAAAGCAATCGGTATAGAAATCCGCGAAGATTATGCAGAACTCGCAGCTAAACGTCTTTCCCAAGAAGTATTCGATTTCGGTTAGACTAAAGTTCTTTGTCTCCAAGTTTAAGAATTGTCCGTATTTGACTGGTTTTAGTCTCAGGTATTTTTTCATTTTGCTCAATGTTGATCCCTTGGATATACCCTTTGTTATATAAAACAATGAGCTTACCGTCAGTATTGGTCGCTCTCAACAGTTCGTCTACTTCCGCAACCTGAGCTGGAAGTTCGATTGTTGCTTCTGTTCTCAGCACGTCACGTTGAATTTTGATTTTGATACCCATTATTATTATCTCCTTTTCACAAGCTATGATTCTTTTACGACCGTCCTGGGTGTTCCACCTGCTCCCCCTTTGGAGGCCAATTTTGGTGACGCCTGCCCCGAAGGTGGCCGTCCCCCCGCGTGCTGTCCTGCTGGTCCTTTGCCGCCTCCTTTACCGCCCTTACCACCCTGTTCTCCACCTTCCAATACAGACGGATCAATCCCCATTTCCTTCAACTTCATGAAAGCCTTAGCCTTAGCAATAATCGCCATGACCTGCAATTCTGTTTCCTCGTTGAAGTATTTTTCCTTTTCAGTCGATCCCGGTGAATCTCCCCAGTTCGCTATGTCGATTGTTTTCATCACAGTAGACCAACTTAAAGGCGCTCCGCTGCGCTTTAATTGCAGCATCATCATCTGACGCTGCATAGCCGTGATCCTGAGTAGCGTATTCGGAACAGTGACAAGACGAAGTTTGTTCGCAAAAAACTTCGCTCTGGTCAGACGGTCGTACATCGACTTCGTTGTAGGGAATTGACCACTTAATAATTCATCTGGCAGATGGCTAGGAACCATATCGTCAGGATTGTAGTCAAACATTTCCTTCGCTATGCTGTCCGGTCCTACATATTCAATAAGCCTTGCAGCGTCAAACCATTGAGGAATAAGAGTTTTCATCCTCTCTCCTACGCGCTTATTGGCTTTTTCTATCCTCATCGCAATTCCCTTAGCGATAGGACCGATAGATTCCAGCATTTTATCTGCTGTGTCGTTGGCGATATTCATTTTCATGTTGGAAAGGTTCCCAACATCATTCAATCCAAGCTGAGCTAACTCTTTATCACCCAAGTATTTAAGGTACGTTTCATTTATTTGTGTCACTCTCACTGAATCAGGTAACAGCGATTGGAATGTCTTTGTCGGCTCTCCACCTGCAAGTCCTAGCCTTACATCAGGTTCAAAAATATCAAAATGCTCAATCTTCGCTCCACCGTTGGTATCCAAATCATACCCCATTGGAGGATTCATTCCTGCCGTAAGAACCTGATCCATCAGCCTTTCGTGCTTCCTAATCGTGTTCTCAATTGACGCGACATCCCCTACTAATGACCGTCCTAGCGGTTCCCATGCCCAATCATCCACTGTATACTGAATGACTGGTATTTTGGAGTCCCAATCGAAGGAAGTACCGTCATACATCGGCCTGTCCAGTCCTGAAGACGTAATGATGAGCCGTAGGTTAGGGTAGATTCTACAATCTTCAGGCATCGCTGGACGACTGTATGGTTTTCCATCCCTCATCCCTCCAAAAATAGGCTGTCCCATAGACGGGACTTTATAGAACCAGGACGTTCCCGGATCACCCATCTGCATCTCTTTTCCCGTAGTGTTGATCCGTATGTCTCTAATAAATGTGTATCTTATCTCTGTGTACAGGTTTCCAAAACTCCGGCTCTGTACATCCCCAACCATTCCATAACGAAACGTAGCAGCAAAATCCTGCCGCTGTGCCTGAATTAAAGTTTTGTAATTATTTCTTCCAACTGTTTGAAGTTGGCCTTGGAATAGAGGAAATTTCGCACTCGCCTCTGCAATGGGCATATAATCATAAACCGTGCAAGCATAACAATCTTGAATATCGTTTGACCAAGCAGGTATCTGGACTGGAACTACATCTAATAGCCCTAGCGCATCAAATGTCATTTCTCTTGGTCCAAATCCGTACTCTGTCGGACGAACTTTAGGCCATAAATATCCAATGCCGCAAACTGTTGCGTACTGCAAAACTTTTAGGATTTGGTAGGGAAAATCTGACTCTAAATAAACACATTTGCTTACCTTTGTAAGCATCTCTGCCATTGCTTTATAGGCAGGTACGTCTGAGCTAAACCCCGCAATTTCACGTACTTCCGCAAGGGTTTCGCAGAATTTCCGAATGTTGTATTTTAACTGATTTGTGACTAGCGTACTTTTTGTTTTATCGTTAAAAACTCCATCAAACACACGCAGATTTCTGTTGAGATTCCTATAAGCCGAGGAGCCAGATAGATAACCCTCACCTTCTGAAATACACTCTTCAATCCAGCCGATCTTTTCACTCGCAGATGCCTCCCAGTTAGGCACCTGCCACCTTACGGTTTCAAGTTTAGAAGGCACACCGCATCGCTTTCCTCCCGGTACGTGTCGCATCCTTAGATACGGCTAAACGAATCGTAAAGGAAAAACATTCGTATGTCAAGAAAAAAATAAACGGCGATCCGAAGACCGCCGCCCTTTGGTCTTAAATCATTAGCACCTTTCGTTTACACTCATTGACGGACCCATCCAAAACTATCCCCTCGACGCCCCGCCATGCCACGCCTGCGTTACTACACCGTGCCCGAACCTACCGTCCTCATCGTTCCACAACTGTCCATCCTAAACTAACGCGACCTGCCGTTCATGTCCTAGACAAACCTTTGCGTTCCTCGTCACTCCTTACCTGCGTTTCCCCGCCTCGCCACTCCAATGCGAGCCTGACCGTACCTGCGATTCCAAACACAGCCATACTCAACACAACCGCCCATTCCAACCATACCTGCCGCACCAGAACCTACTCTCTCGCTTACTCAGCCAGAGCTTTACGAATTTCCTTGATTACCAACGACAACTCTTTCAACCGTGAATATCTTTCCTCAAAACGACGCATATCCTCCTGCGCGTCTGATAAAAGTTGTGCCTTGTACTGCCGATTGGAAAGAACTGCAACGGTTTCTCTGTACCCTCCACCATCATTTTCACGATCTGGAGTAAGGCTACAAAATACACGAAATGATTGATCTTTCCCATCCACTTCGATGTACTGAATTGTTGTGCGAATCAATTGTCTCGCTTGTTGTAGACGATACTGATTTGCCGCTTCTGTATCGTCCCATGTGAACCGAGTATGCAGCGGAGAATTTATGGGACGGGCTGATTCCACCACGTCTTCTGGTTTCAGCAGCCCGTCATTCTTCGCAGCGATTGTTCGGAGTTCTGAAATAATCGCTTCTGTTGCCATTATTTCGCCTCCTCAATCTTAAACAATCCCCAACCCATACCAGCAGAAGACTTGGAATCAGGACGACCCTCACATAGTCCTACCTGTTCTCCTACGCGCATAAGGAGATTCGTCACATCGGTAAGGCTGAAAATGTCAGCGTCGAAACGAATACGGAGAACTGCCTTCCATTCATCCCACATCGGACGAATACGAATGTCGCATACGCCTGTTGCGTTTCGGACAGCCATCTTCACTGGCCTTGGCTCGCCCTCAACAATACGAACAAGAGGTGTACCCTCATCGCGGTCAAAACCATCTGCTTCAATAAAAACACTTAGCTTTCCAAGTGTCATTTTGAAGTTTACAAGGCGGCAAGCCGAGATCATCGCATTGCGAAAAGCAGACGCAGGTAGACCGCACCATCCTTCGCGGCTGATATGCTTTGCGCCTTCGTATAGGCTATCGAAATCCTTGGATTCTCGCTTCGCGCCCTTCTTTGCTTGACTGCCAGCGCGTTGCCGAGCTTCCATCTCTTCCAATGCTTTTTGTGGGAACTTGTTGATGACTAGAGGGGCTACGCCATAGATGTGAAAAACTCCAATTTGAAACTTTGGAGGCTTGATTTGAACAACCATCTGCTGTTCACTGCTGTTCGTCTTCGCTTTCACGTGTTATTCCAATATGCCTTGAATTAGCGAGTGTCGGATTTGGTTTTACGCGGTCTGTCCCAGTAAGGTGATTTGCACTCAGCGCAGCGAAGTGGCTTGTCGCCATTTACGCTACTCCATTCGTGTCCACACCTACTGCAAATCCAGATCACTACCTTCTGTAATCGCTGTGGCATATTAAAAGTATACACCTCTGGTGCGCACTGTCAAGTAAAATCTGTCAAACGTCTACTGTTTTTTTGTATATCCCGTTTCAACTCAAAAGCTCTATTACCTGCTTGCGAAACTCCTCTTCCTTTTTGAAGTTCCTATGCACTTCCCCGTCTTCTAGATGGGAGTGTCCATAAAACTTGTACGAAAGATCGTCTATGTTTTTTCGCAGTTTCGCTATTTCGTTTCTTACTTGCTTGATTTCATACATCACATCTTCAGTATCCATTTCATCTCCCATCTACCGTCCTTGTTCAAAGGCTTCCGCGTGAAGGTACGATTCCCGCTCAAACGCGGTAGGGTCTTTCCTGTTCGCGTTGTTTTCCAATGCCCTTCGCATGAACTCCCGATTGATTGGATTCCTAGCGTTTGCGTATTTCGTCCTCATCTCTGATCTGATCTCGCTTGCAAACTCATTTTCAATCGCACCACGCTCGGCCTGTTGACGATTATGATCGACCCTCTCCTGACGCCTCTGAAGTTCCGAGTACCTCTCAGCCTCGTGAACATTATTGCAAACGATTTTCTCGTATCCTCTCGGCGCAGGACAATTCTCAGGCATCCCGCTCATTACTTTTCCAGAAGAGTCACGATAAAAAACAGGTTTCCTACCCAGTTGCGCCGCCCCTCGACTCCAAGACTTCGGCCTCAGATCATACGCCATATCCGACGCTCGATTGGAAATCCTCATCCATATATAGAGGATAGCGTTTTTGAATCCTGGTCCGCGCATAGGATAATCTCTTGAAGTCATCCAATCTATACCGCACCAGTGACTCACATCTTCGATTACGTCCTTGTTCTCTAGGAAATACGTTCCGTTGTATACAAACCACTTTCCATTTTGAAACCAGCAACATTCCATCCTACCGTCATGCCAAGCAATTACCTTTTGAGCGTCCTGCGCGGGTACACGCTTCTTGACATTCACCCACCGATTAGACGCCTTCAACGCACGATCCTGTTCCTTGCGCTCTTTCTTGAGAGCTTCCATCTCCGCTTTAAGGATAGAAATGCGATCTGAAATTATTGTAGATGCCGTACTCATTGACCGTCCTCCAGTTGAAGTATCTCCGATTGACCGCTTGTTATTTCCATAGTTTCTATAGCTGGAACTCTACGAATAGTTCCGTACCCTTCGCCGTTCTCCGCTCTCTTAAATCCTAAAAGACCGCCTCCAGTTCTCGGTGCTATACGCAGGTTCTTTTCCTTGTCCCTTGCGTACATATCTTCTGTCAAGAGTTCACCTGTCGCATCATCCTTACATTCTTCCCCGCGCTCCAATGCAAGTTTACCATACGGAGTCGTCATCAGGTGCATGAAATTATCACTGAATTTCATCTTGCTGATGACTTCCAACGTCGCCGCATGACGCTCTGGATACGTCATATCCGCTGGATTTTTTCTCTTCCTCTGCCTTACCAGTTGCTCTTTATTCTCGAAATAGTCCCTATCGCTTATCCTACGCGCTCTTGATTCTGCATAACGAGGTTGAATCCTAGTCCACTGGAAACTGTCGAACTTGGACCGTTCTCCTAGTTTCTCAATATCCCGGTTGCCAAAGTAGAAGATCGGCCCCCAAGCACGATACTTAATTACCAACTCGAATTCGTCCGTACCTCTACACTGGATAGAACCACGATCCCACACTACCGTGGTCCATGGTGTCCAGAGAATGAGACAGTTCTCGTGTTCGTTGAGTCGCTTGGTGAGTTTTATAGATTTCATGCCTTGCCTCGTTTCGATAAATCACCGTATGTGAATAGTTTCCTGCCCGGTTTATCCCATTCGAGACGTGGCAATAACTCTTTTCCTACACTTGCTCTATCAAGGTTCTCCCATATCCAATCACTATAATCCGCCATACGTTTATCTGTGAGAGCCACAATATCCACTTTGCAATCCTTTAATCCTTCGCTATCGTGAATCGCACCTCTGACGTATTCTATGATGCTGTCGCCTTCTTCGCGTGTGATCGTAACCGCGCCCATTGCGTTCTTAACGCGCTCGTATATCGGAGTTCCTGGTACATCAATCTTAATTTCGCTCATCTGTCTCCTTTGTGTCTCTTTCTCTTTTTTCTCTTGAAACTCTACACGGATTCTTTCTTCTGCCTCTTTCAAGGACTTCTCATCGTGATAGTATAGAGGCTCATCCATCGGGTCTGGAGAGAAAGCATATCCACCGCCACTTTCATCGACTGGGTGATTCAAACCTATCTCCTCATCAACGAGTTAATTCCGTCTCGCGTCCCTTGATGCGCCCGATTGTACGGAGTTAGCAATTCGCGGTCTGGCACAAAACCATCGTTTTCTTTCCTAGGATTATTCGTCAAATCAACGATGTGTCCGCCGTCAGCACCGTACTTATACACACGGTCGTAATCGCTCTGTTCCTGCACTATCTCAGATGGTTTAGCCGCTATCTCTACAGGCTCGTCACTACGATTCCTGTCGTTCCACCACTGGATGATTCCCATTGTTCCTCCCCGCTACAAAATCTGCAAACCGCAAAAGCATTGCCGCCTCTTGCTCTAGCTTTGCAGCGATCCGTATCTGAATACGATTGCTTTTTTCTTCCTCTGTCCTGCTCTGCATCGGGAACTTTCGGCCCATTATTTGCTGTGCCATTTGATGAGCCGCTTTTCGATCTGCATCAGAAGTTTCAGATGTGAATGCTAATGCAGCACTCTTTCGAGATTCAGCGTATTTAGTCTTCTCTTGCGCTTCTTTGCGGAGCCATTGTTCTAGCTCTGTAGCTGTATCCATTTCCCCTCCCGTTATTGTGCCAAGAGTCTCAGGTAGTCGTAAACATCTTGTGCGCACTTATTCTGCTCATGTTCCGGCTTGTTATCACGAACAGATTCAAACAATTTCTTCCACAGATGAACGCTATACGGAAGACCAGCCATGATCCTCTTAAAATGCGCTTCCTCGCGGCGTTTCCAGAAGGCATCGTCCATGATTGGAGATTTAATCCAACTCATACTAAGCCACAGAATAGGTATTGTCGCAAGAGTGAAACAAAGTATCAATACTTCATGGTTCATTTACCCCTCCCTCTATTGAAACCTTTCACGATATGACTTTAACGCTTCGTCTGCATCAAAGGTAGCATCGTCTAATCTTTTTCCTTGTTCTAACTGTGACTGCAAAACATTAGACCATATCGCACGCTCGTCTTGAATATCTTCCCTACGAGCAGATTCCGCCCGATCCTCTTTCTCTTGCTCACGATAACTCCGTTGGAGAACGTCTTCTCTTTTTTCTGTTTTCATTGTTGTCAACATTATTCTCATGTTACCACTCTCCCACTGAAAATGCGTTACTCATACAGCGACCCTTGTTTGGGTCTGACTTCTTCCTACTCGGCTGTGCGTACCGTCTCTGTGACCGTGCCGATAAATCATCGTATGTGTGGCAGTTCAAATAGCTTTGCGCTGCGGCACGTATCCTATCGTCATGCTTGTTTTGTTGGTGAATCATCTTGTCACGTCCACCATCATTCGATCTACGCTCAAGAGTTTTTAACTCCTCTATCAACCACTTCGACATAGGAACATACCAACCACCGTTAACAGCCTCAACAAACCTATCCATTAAAATAGGAACTGTTGTCCTATTCGAGTACCAACCTTCCCTATGCTTATTCTCATCCTTTACCTTCTTTCCGTCAAGTCTTCCGGGGGTGTGGTGGTAGTTGAAACCCATAATTTTTAACTGGTTCTGACAAGTATCTCCCGGTCCTTCCACCTGCTCAATCGAAAACTTTACTCCTCTATAATGACCTGAAATCTGTCCGTACCACGACGCCATTGCCGCTAGGAATGGTACTGCCTGAGCGGGGCTAAAACGATTAGCCGTAAGCTCTGCGCATTGCATATCCACACTTGATCCTGTAGATACCCTAGTCATAGACGCACAGAATCGGTCCTCATCCTCGTTTCCTAATCCATGCGCTGTATCTACTCCGCAGCTATACGTTGCACCTTTTATCGGAGGCTCATATACTAGGAGTTTATCAAACGTATTTGCTTCCGTTTCCTCATCTATCGGAAGCAAAGGTACAAGTTCCCAATCATAACGCTCATCACGATTGTTTTTGTGTGTTAGATGAATTACTTCCTTATTAAAATCAATATCTGATTCTCTTGGCTCAAACTCCTCTAAAATAGAGTGTCCTGTGATTGCATAGACTTGGTATTGATTCCTGCGAACCTTTTCTCCTCCTGTCCTAACCTCATAAATATCGTCTTCCAACTCCATGATTGTCTCTAAGTCAAAGACACTATCATGGACTCCAGTAAGAGCCTCAAAGTCATCCGCTGGTAAACGTGCCGCGTGTTGCTGTAGAGAGTGTCTTTCACGCGCTTGGTCGTACTCTAACTCCCACCAATACTGCTGTTCAATAGGTACTCGATAATCTGCACCTACCACCTTTGCCAGATACGGAGTGTTACGGATGTAAGATTCACATCTAGTAATATGCGCTCTGGTAGCATCCATTCTTCTTTCGTAGAATCCTGGTGGTACAGGATGCGCTCGTATCCAGTCTGCTTGAGGATACATATCTGTTGCCAAAGGCCACGATATAAATACAGGACACATTCTTCCTGTTCCTGTCGCCATTTTTAATTTTTGTGACTTCCAGAAATCAGGAAACCATCCTACGTTTCCTGAACCAGTTCCCTCAAACACCATAAACAAGTTCTTATTCGCGTGCGTAGCAGGAAGCAGTCCTTCCTCAATTACGTTATGAGGATTAGGGATGATACCAATCTCCGAGATCAAAATATTCTGCGGTGTTTGTCCTTGCGCGATACCCTTCGGTTGCATACCAGACTCAACCATAAGGCGCGATCCGTTGCTAAACTTTCTTTTTGAAGATATATTAGGAACTAGCCAAAACGGACACTTTTCGTAAGATGTATCGAATTTGATCTCAATTTCGGCTGATTTCGATGCTTGTACTGATGCCATTACAGAAAGAGTGTTTGGAACGAAAAGCATTTTATGATTAAAATACAATGCTACGAGTGTCGTGATCCCGACCTGCCTGGCCTTCAAGCAGATAATCTGAATACCAGCCTGTTGTTCCTCTAAATCAGCAACAACCGAATCAAATACGTCTTGTGACTTACGATTTTGGAACTTTACTATATTTCCACCCTCGTCTGTCACATAAGCATAATTGTCACGCCAGTAATGGTAGCTTAAACCACAGAGAACCTGCTCGTTTAGAATCCAACGACGTATTTCTTCCCGTCTCTTTTGAGTTATAGAAGCAACAGATTCAATCCATGAACCCTTAGAGTTACTTCCTATTTTCGTTATGTTTTTTACGTATTCTGAAAATTCCTGAACTTCTGGAAACGTGTGACGCACGAGTTCAATACCATTCTGTGATTCATAGAATGAGATATTTTGCTCGATAATCTTCTGGCTATAGATAGTCTACCTCACCAAACTCCTAGTGCTTTTCGGCACCCACGACGGCAGCAACCCTAGTATCCGTCTCCCGTATGCGACCTCGTTATCGTCCAGACAGTCCTTCAAATCATCAACCGAATCAAAGATTTGCCGGTTATCAAAAGAAATAAAATGAGCTTCCAAAGTATCGTAAAAAGCAAATTCCCGCGACCATTCAGGATCGTGCGGGTCTGTGGCTATCTGTTTTCCAAGGTCAATAAACCTAATCAATCACCCCTCCAACAATCTTTGTCTAATCGGAACAAGTTTGTCTTGTATCTCATTCGGACTAGGAAACAGATTCTCAAACCCATCATCCCCATCTACTTCCGCGTCCACTACATTACCGCCACCATTGTTATTCTGACCACCACCGTTACCTCCAAATACTGCAACCTGCTTGCCAATAAATGTTGGTCCTTTCGGCGATTGCAAAAATCCGTTGACTATATCCAACGCCTCTCTATCCTTTACGCCTCCAGCCATCTTTGCGAACTTGATTCTATTCTTTGTGATCTCAGGATGACTCGATACCGCTAGGAATCTACTCTTATTCCAACTGTAGGTCTGCACCGCCATCTGGATAGCCCCAAGTAAGTATATCGGATTCACTTTGGCTTTTATCATTATAGCTTCCCACGGCAATCTGTCCCTATCGCCAACAGGAATCTTATCGTAAACCTTCAGAAAATCCGCTACCACTTCATCGTTCGTTGCAAAACGCATAGCCTCAAGAGCGGTTCTTAGTCCGCCTTTGAGACTTTTTTTCAACATTGGGGTTATCTGCGGTAACGACTGCAACGCCTCCGGCTTTACCTTCAACCTCTTCAACGCTTGAAGTGTCCTGCTCTCCAACGCTGACAGCTTTGGGACTGGCATCAACGACTTTGGCTTTTTCTGGCGGATGGTCGATGATCCATTGTCGGCTTCGCTCTCCGACAATTCCGGCGTCACCTTCTGGGTCTCCAATGTCGGTGAGCCATTCGTCAATGGGGGTGTTGTCTCCTGATCCTTGCCGCTCTCGGATTTTATCTTCTTCGGTTGGGACGCGACTGAGGACGGCTTCTTTTTGTTGTCCTGGTCGAGGCCAGTATCGAGTTCCTGCTTGTCGAAATTCTTCATTGAAACTCTCCAACGCTGTAGCTATTCGTTCAAACGCAAATGCAAGACGTTCTTCGTACATGTCTACTCCTTATAGTATTTCTTGACCATTTTTTGAAGATTGATTAAAGCGTCCTTCGCTAATCTCTCAATCTCTTCATTGCTAGTTCCAATGGTGATATATTTTCCATCATCTACCGTTATCGTTTGTCCCGGAACTACACTCTGCGCACCTCCGCCCGTCCATGAAGCAAACGCTTTTACTTCTTTTGTTTTTTTGTTAGGAACTGCTTGCCTCCAAAAGATCACATAACGAATATTGGTTAAGTCTATATCGGACGGGACTATTCCTTGTTCAAATTGCCACTCGCAATATCCATCTATGTTCCCAATTACCTTGTACGAACCGTGCCCCCATGCTGGTTTATCTGTCCCGTCAGGAACTTCTTGATGAATTTCCTTGGCTATTTTCCCAAATATCCAGTGTGGAGGTTTATTATCCTCCATGCGCTGTATCGCCGCACTTTGCTCTGGTGTTATTAAACTTTCAATCATCACGCCTCCTTTGGTTCCATCTGCGAACGAATAACCTCTGCCATCATCGGAACTACGCACTGCGCTGTCTTCCTACTGGCATTGTACATCGCATCCATGTACCGATTCACCGCCCAATCAGCGTCCATGTCGGGATAACGCGCCTTAACCTCGGCACGCACGGTATCCTCAAGTTCGATCATCGTTTCCAGTTTGGTCTTCAATTTACCCCTTGATAGTCGTTTTTACGCTTAGGGTTCTTCCACAAATCAAGAAGTACAGGACACATCACTGGTGCTGATTTGTGTATCCCACGCTTACCAGACTCTCCGCAAATACGCTCACATTCCAATTTCTTCTCTTGATCTGTCATTACACCCACCCTCCACCCATGTTAGCCAGTTTTGGTCCTTCATCTTCCACTGGAGAATAATCCAAATCCATCGCTCCCCCTACTGACGTATTAGGAACCATAGGAGCATTTTGAGCAGCAGGTACTAATCCTGGTAATGGATTAGAGTTTGTCCTGTACAAAGCAGGATCAATAGGATTCTGCTCGATTGCCGGTATTGGTTGATACGGTTGATTCATCCTAGCCGGATCGGTAAAATCTTGCATCGGCGTATTAAATGATTGCGTCGGATACGATTGCATCGCTACTTGAGGATCAATTGTTCCTCCTAGCGCCTTTATGGTTTGAATCAGCCTTGGCATTCTAGCTTTTAGACGTGCAGCCATTTCATCATGATACGCTAGTTTTTCCGCTGTTTCTTCGTACTCTTTTTCCGCTGTAGAAAGAGCTTGTCTGTAAACTTTAGATACTGTTTGGTTTTCCTTTGAGGCGCGTTTCCTCCCCTTTTCCGCAGGAGTCACACGTAGCGTCTGTGGAGAAGAAGGAATAGAATCTACAGTAGTAATTGGTTGTGTCTTTGGCTCTTCTTTGTAGATAAATGGGATTGGACTAGTAGAACCAGATATTGATTTTACTTTTTCTTTCATGGCATCAATGATTGAATTTGACCTACCTATTTCTTCTCTATTTCGATCTATACCATCTTGAGTCTCTGTGTCAATTAAAACAATCTCTTCCTTTTGCTTACCCCACCTTTTCGCCGCCGCTTGCTTAGCAATCGTGCTACGCTGCTCTTTCGTCAGTTTCTCGGCCCGTGCGTTCCCGCCGTTCGATCCTCGTTTCGATTCGGACATTCTTTCTCCCGGTGGTTCAGTGATTCAATTCCTGCGACTGCCCGTTTATCGGCTCATCGCACCATGTACGGGCGCAACTTCGGTGCCTCTTTCGAGGAGCCGCAGGATTCTTATCCTAACACTGCCCTTACTACCAAACCAAACATCTCATCCTTGAGCCGCTGGCATTCTGGCAATCCATCGTAGGGAATGAAGCAAGGATGCTCCTTCGTATCAGGATTCTTTACCGGGCCATACTTCCATCCAGTTGCGCGTTTCTCCGCGAGCCATCCTTCGTGTGATTGCTCAGGAGTTGTTTCAGGGTTTGATACAATCATCCGCACGCCTGATTCCGCACTGTCTTTCTGCCACGATGGAGCATCTTCCCACTTCGGTTGAGATGTGTCGCCAAGTGCCAAACAAAGCACTCTATTAGCTTCGTGAGCGGCCATTGCCGCCCTTGCAATTACTTCATGCTCCATGATTTTCTCCCGTTAGAAACTAGGTTCATTCTCCAGATCAACCGCCCCACCACCCGATGCCGTCTGCTCCAATGAGGCAACTCCTGTTCTCCTAGTGTAGCGCCTCTTCAACCTCTCAGGCATCCGAGACTCTCCAGCCTCGCTAGGCTCTGGCAACGGCTCAGGAATCTTACTACGCTCACGTACAGCCTCAAGATCGAGTTCCTGCGGAATCTCCAGCTTCTCATCCACATCGAACGGAGTCACCGTTACCGTCTCTGTAGATGTAGGAATCTCTCCCTTTGGCTGGATATTTACGGTAAAAGTCTCTTCCGTAACGTCCATCGCGTACATTTTCAGGTTTATTGTAACCGTTCCTGAAAATCCTTGACCGTAACTATCAGCTTCTCTCAGGTTGCATGAATACTTGAGTTTACGACGAATTTGATTGAGGACATACTCGATAACTTCCGTTCCTGAAAGACCCTCAACATTTACTTCTGCCATGAACATCTCCTTTTGAATCTGTTGTTTGGGTGATTATTCCATTAAAAATCGTAATCGTCCTGCTCGTCCTTGGGTTTCCGTAGGCTTTTGCGGCTTACTTTTCCGTTCTTCTCGTACTTTTTCCGCAATTCCTCAAACTTCGCAATTGTAGCAGGTTGAGGGATAATTAAACCAGCCTCAATGCTCTGAATCGTCCTGCGACTCACCTCTGTAACTTCCGCTAAGAGCTTTTGAGTCAGTCCGTTATCTATCCGAAACTGCTTCCATGTAGCCGCGATAGACTGCATTTCTCCCTTTATTTCTGTATCCATTATACGCTTGTTCCGACCCATGCTTGCCTCTCAATCTTTTATATGCGCTTTGTTCGCGTCTGTCAAGCCCTATTTCGCTGTATCCACCACTTCTTCCCACCTGTCTCTTCCGCCAACATGGGTTTTGCAGACGCGATCAATGAAAATCCTCGCATTCCGGTTATTTTTACGCACCCACTCAATAGCTTCGTCTTGAGTTGCGCGGATCGCGCTGGCTCTTTCCGATCCTGGCCTTCTCACTGCAAACGATCTATCTTCCTCTCTTTCGATATAAAAATCTGTCATCTAGTGATTCCTCTCCTAGCGCGAACTAAAGCCTCTGCTACCGCATCCAAACACTCTTCATGTGACCGACGAATCCACTCATCATCATCCATCACGTTAAGTTTTGGGTTATCCCTCCACAACGATTCTTTAATGTGGAGTAATTCATGCACCATCCGAACTTCCATATCGTTTCGGAAGAGACGATCATACTCCGGTATCATTCCGTTATTCGATAGAAGTACAATGATCGCCCCGTTGTAGCGACGTGTCGCGCATCTACCTGCCGAATCTCCTAACTCATCTCTTTGTGAAAATCGAAACTCGATGTCCCAGTGGTCAAGACGTAACTCCCGTTGCCAATAAGATAGATACTCTTTAGCTTGTTGGAGTTCCTTTTCTTCTATTTCAGTCATATTTTCTTTTCCTTTGCGAGTTCCGATTTCAACTGCGTCCACAATGGCTCCATGTCAATCCTCTGCTTGCCAGAATACCAGCACGACGGTCCTTGCGCCTTAATGACGACGTTAAGCGCGTCTATTGCCGCTCCTACATCATCTGACAGTTCTCCATCATCCGCAAGATCGTCAGACCACTCGCTTCCGTCAAGAGTGTGAAGATACTGAGGATCGCAGATGACCACGTGCATCTCCGGCTCCTCGCCTCGCTTCGTAGCATCTTCCAACTCCCAAAACATCGCGTCTAATAGTTGACCTTTATCCCAAAAATACTTGTCATGATCGTCATCGCACGTTGGAGTTACACCGTCCCAATCCGCGATAGGCAAAGCATAATACTTTTCGCTGTCTATCTTTGCTTGGCAAGAACGGCAGCGTGTTTCTCCTTGCCGCATTATCGCTCCGCACACACACTTCTGGTGCGTACAGCCAGACCACCGCGCCCCATGCTCACTGCTAGGGTTATCTCCGGGATAGAAGTGTCCTAGACGTGACTTCCAACCCGGCATATCAACGCGAGTCGCTGATTCGTCGCTGTTGTACATTACTACTTTTTCGTCCGTCATTTGATCCTATCCCATCACCTAATAAGTTTGTACTCATAGGCCGTAGAGTCTACAATCCTGCGCTTATCAACCAAATGACACCCATACTCTGGAAGTCGAAGATCACGAATCCTGCTCTTCACGGACGAATCGCAAACGTAGACTGCTGTTGCTACTTTAAGACTAGCTTGTATCGCCCAAGGAGTCATCCAACCCTTACCGCGCATGATCCGCAGTACCATACCGTTCAACGTCTTACGACTAGGTTCAACTGCGTTAAAGTTGAACAGTTCCTTTGCCTTCTGCTCCGCATTCTCGTACCCAAAGTCTAACAGAAACTCGTATCCTTTGCTCTCAAGAAAATCAGCCGCACGTTTAACTTGCGGTGATACTACAATCCGATGTTCCTTGCACCATTCATGAAGTTCGCTCATTTTTCCTCTCCTCTTCCCAGTGCCTTAACTTTGCAGCACATGAGTTTGTGCAGCACCTACGGATACCATCCGGCATCCTATTCAACTCTCGTACCTTCCACGTAAACAACTTAAAGCACCATGTACAACGAAGATTTAAGCTAATCATCGTATATATATGCTTGATCTCCCCGCACTTGCACATATTCCTGCCGTCTAACCGGAACCTATGACACTCTGAGCAGATAGCAGCCATCTTAATCCCTACGCATCAAACTGAACTCTGATGGCTTACCATTAGGCCAATTCCAGTCACTTACGTCGCATACTCCTTTTTCTGTTAGGCAAACATCACATCCACCTGTCCAGAAAGTTGCTACGTGTCCTGTCGGCCACACTGCTCCGTTATGTTCTGCGCATTCTCGGCATATAGTGAAGACTCCTACCAGTTTGTCTTTCTTCATATTTTCTCTCTCCCGTTCCAATTACTCACTATCCGCTCCACACTCGCAGCGATAGGATAGGTGCTGAGAGTCTTCTTATGGACTCGGCAGTTTGGGTCAAGAGACGTTACCTTGATCCCTTGCAAGTCGTAAGGCTCTCCGTTGTTATGACAGGAACACTTTGCCTCTGGAGACCACTTTGCAGTAGTCTCCACTATATCGTCATCCTCGTTTTCGATCCATCGCCTCATAAATTGTCCTTATTAGAATGAAGATTATTACTCTTCTATTTCATCACTATGATCATCGTCACTTTCTTCACTAGAAAACAATCCGTAATTTATACTAGTTGCACGTTCTAGGTTCTTGCACGACTGCTCCCAGTATGATGTTTTTAGTTCACTACCAACGAATCTCCTGCCGTTCCGTATTGCTACATATCCAGTAGAACATATGCCTGCGAATGGATCGTATACTGTGTCTTTAGGGTTAGACCATAGATGAACACACCTTTCTATTAAGTCTAACGCCATAGGACAGATATGTCTTTCGTCTTGATTCTCCCTTGCTTCTCTTCCGTTTAATGTGCGGGTAAAGTCAATATCCATCCAAACAGGTGATGCGTATCTTCTCCACCTCTCGTGAGATAATACTCCATTTTTAGGAGGATTTTCACCAAAGAACCATTCTAAACCTTTTTCATGAGCAATTGGTTCTGTATTTTCTCCAGGTTTTCTAAATGCAAGAATGTATTGAGGAATTCCTGCCCTAACTTTAGAAGAATCCTTGCAAAGTTGTTTGTGCATCAATCCTATGGCTTTAGTGCGAGTTGCTTCCAGCAATGGATCTTTCCATGCGCAATGTTCGCTGTGGAATATAAAACCAGCGTCAATGAACTGACGGATTATATCTCCCCTGAAATCTTTTAGTCCAATATATCCATCTCGGCTTTTCATTGCAGGGATATTCATGCAATCAATAGCTACAATTCTACCTTTCTTCGTAACCCTAAATAATTCATCAATCAACAACCTAAAATGAGTTTGAAACTCTTCATCATTTCTGCTATTCCCCATATCGCGTTCGCTTCCAGAATAGCAATATAGATTTGAATATGGGCAAGATGTAACGGTTAGATCAATTGATTCTGTCGGTAAAGACTTGGCAATCTCTACGCAGTCGGCATTGTAAGAAACCCAATCTGTTCCTGATTTTTGATTTAGAACTTTTGAAGTAATCACTTCGATCCCCCTACTAACCAATCTGGTATATCCATTTCATGTTTAGGTTCGTAAGGAGTTACTTCACGAACTGTTCCTGTTAAGTTTAACCTAGTCAAGTCTTGCATGTTTGCTACCATTTCATCAGCCATTTGATTAGCTTCTTTTTCTTTCCTCTTCAAATTCTCAAGTACATTCCCCTCTGTCGATGCAGCGATGATGTGGACGTGTACGGGTTTCGTTTGTCCGAATCTCCAACAACGCCTTACAGACTGAAAGAAACTCTCAAAACTATCCGTGACCCCAATGTGAATCATATGTGAGCATGATTGAAAATTGCTCCCAAAACCGAAAATTGAACTTTTACTAACGAGCCTTTTAATCCACCCATCAGAAAACTCCAATGCGCACTGTGCTTTATAGTCTGGTATATCTGAACCTGTTACTTCTACCGCACCGTCTAATGCTTTGGTTATAGTGTCGCTTTCTCTGTTTAAGTTTGTCCATATTAGCCATATTTCTTCAGGTTCATTGTTTACAATTTCTATAGCCTTTCCAACTCGATCATCTACCGTTGACCTACGTGCAGAAAGACGTTCACTTAATGTTTCTGCTGGCATCGCAAACAACATTCCTTCGCTCGGCTTATTTACTTTAACAATATGTTCGTGATAAACCAAAGGTGGAAGTATGAACGGACCATCATCGTATCCACAATCTCCCGGAGTACGCATATTTACAGCCCACGAACATACCCATTTCCAAAAGTCGTTACGAGCGTGACCTTTCAACCTCCACTTTTGAGTTTCTCCTCCATTATGCGTAAAGAACATGGAAAGCATTTCATTGGCAGTCATCACCCCCAAAAATTCTGCATGATTTCCCAACTCCATGTAGTCATTAGGAGATGGAGTGGCAGTCGCACATAATTTATACGGTGTGTTCTTAAACGATTCTATAAGTTGATTTCTTGTAGAACCATCAAAAGATTTAAGGATGCTCGACTCATCGAGAACCACTCCACTGTAATCGGCAGGATCAAAGTGATCTAATCTCTCGTAGTTAGTTACGACTATAGAAACATCCTTTGATTCTTCTGAATTATGACAATACTTTACGTTTTCAATTCCGAACTTTTCAGACTCTCTTACCATCTGAAAACACACAGACAGTGGGGCTAATACTATAACAGGCATCCCAGTATGAGATGAAATTATCCTTGACCATTCAATTTCAATTAGAGATTTTCCTAATCCGGTTCCTAGAAATGCAGCAGACCTACCAAGACGCAACGACCATGAAGTAACATCTCTCTGGTGAGGAAACATATTAGTATTTAACTCTGGAATATCGGTCAACCCTGAAACTATAGGGGTGTACCTTTTTCTTTCCAGAAATTTTTCATACTGTGAGTTATCCATGTACTCTCCCATACAATGTTTCACTTAACTACTTTCTCACAAGCGCAGGATAAAGTCAAGGTTTTTCTGCGCCTATTTTCGCGCAATCAGGCCAATGTGGACACTTCGGAACTTTCCCCGTATGCTCCATAACATACTTTCCGTGCTTAACACACTCTCCACCAGCCCTATGCTCCCCATCGTGTCCTTTTTGTAACACACACGAAAAGTACGATCCCCAACGAGGGATGAAACTTGCCGCGTACTCTCCGCACTGGTCTTCCATTACTTGCCTGATTCCTTGCCGCGCCGGTAGGCTTCGAGTATGACGACCTTTCCGTGTTCTGTTAATCCACTCAAAAGAGGAATACCTATAATATGGTCGGATGATGAGAGCAAGTCTTTGATCTCATCCGGTACTTCCGGCTTTGACGGCGGGTCGAGGTCGGCGAGAATCTTTGTAATGAAGATTTCTCCGTCTCCCGTATCGGTATAGTGATAGTTTCTCCGAATCGCTTCCGCTACCTCATGTTTTGTCCACCGATCCTCTGGATGCTCCACCGTTCCTTCTAAATGTGTTCCCTCGCCACGCTCTAAACTCTGTCCTTGGGCACACGATGGGCATGAACCATGTCTATCCTTTAGTTTAGTAAAATCTCCTATCATAAATCCTCCACTATCTTTGCATTTCTTTAGTTCAACATCTAATTTATGACCGTCTGGATGAGCAGGACAGATAATCATCCTAGTATTAATGTTTACCGTGACTTCTCCTCCCTTTTTTAGGATACAAATAGTCTCCGGTTCCGGCGCGAGGAACATCCGACGCTGCCACTCGCTCCATAAATCGTTCAGCCGGGTGTGAATAGACAACGCCGCCTCTTTCTTTAGCGCAGTATCGCCTACAAACCAATACTGAAGAGAATCCTCCAACAATTCTCGCACAACCTTCTCGTCGGGAAGAGTCCGGTTCTCCGACAGCCAGCGCATAGCCGCTTCACATAGCACAAGACGAATCTTTTCCGTCAGAACAAATGACTGGCTGTATTTTAACTCCCCGTACGCCGATGAAACCGCCTTCAACATCCCTTCCGGCACAATGTATCTCTTGTCGCTCATCCCGTATTTCCTTTCCACAAAGTCCTTTATACTGGTTGATGGAATCTTTATTTCTTTGCCATCTTCCATATCCTTCATTACTTCTTCGAGAACACTTTTCTTATCGCTCATCTTTCCACCTATCCCCGTTTTCATAACGCTCTCGTTCTTCATCAGTGAACCATGCCTGTCTTTCAACCTCATCTACAGTATATAAGTGCATCCCATTCTCTACAATCCTACTTGCGTCTTGCCCCCAGTTTACTTTTTCTCCTGACGGTTTCCCATGCGCAATAAAAGACGGTCCTACCTCTCGAATAATATGCGTTCCCAAAACAGAATCAATCTGGTAAACCGTATCAGGCTTAAATAGAGGAGTATCTGACTCTTGACCTTGTACCTTCCCTAACATAAGACCGTCATCTCTCATAACAAATCTTGCGTAAATTTCGCTCATCCCCTAACCATCCTCTCCAACTCCCACCGCAGCACCTTTAAATCCATCAAAGTCTTTCTGTACTCACCCATCCCCAAAACATCGTCCACTCGATCAAGAAACTTACTGTTTACTATCTTTGGCATTCCATAATTTCCTCCCCCATTTAGGCCATCCATCCGTAAAACCTTTGTATACTAGAATTCCATATTGCAATAAAACAACTACAATAAGAACTCCTGCAACAATGTTCTTCATTTCTTTACCAACCCTTCCTCTGTTGCCTTCCAGCCTTTGTTCCAGACTACCGTGTTATCCTGTAGAGATTTATTACGTCGCCGTCTTTCCTGTGCGCATCCCGGACATCCGGTAATCGGATCACATAAACCATCCTCTGCGGTTGCCATCATATAGCATCCTTCTTCTAATTCTTCTCCGGTATCAGGATTATATTCTGGTGGTTTCATTTTCCTAAGCGAATTATGCTTTCCAGCGTTCCTGTACACAACTAATTCTGCCAAGCACTCCTGTACCTCTTCTGAGATGTTGCACATCATCGGGTCGTAGGCCAACTGGTCTAATCGCTCATCGGAAACGCTCATTTATCCATTCCTTTCAAAATTGCCTCAAGAACCATCAACCCCAAAACCGCTAAAACTGAATAAGCTAAACCATAAAACATCTTATCCATCATCGTCTCTCTCCCGTCAACACATCAAACAATTCAGTCAGTGTACAGTGAGCGCATTGCCACATAGTACACTTCCTACCCCGCACGTCCATGTCTCCTAGTTCTTTCCATACGTGACCGAATCGGAGCCAGCACAAAAATCGTTTCACTTAGCACTCCCTGTAAAATCAAGAAAACTCCACCACACATGATCGAAATTATATACCGCTTCTGGTGGACACGTATCAATTTTCCTAGTCGGCAACTTGCTCACTTTCTCGTTTTCAAAGTCGCCACCGTGGTCCTTGCAGTACAGATGTTCTCCAATCGCGTGAAAGCATCGTGGGCAGTGGGCGCTATCTTTTATTGTTTCCATTTCATATGCGGCCTCTTATAACTCAAAATCTCGAAAGCGCATCATAATAAGATCGTCCATTATTTTCCTTAACCGCTCTTTGAAACGGGGTATTAGTATAGAAATTATCCGCAATCAAAGGCATAGCCTTACTCCACGCCGCGTTTATCTCCTTCCAAAGCAATATCTTACGATAAGCGCGTGCTACTCCCGGTCGAAGTTTACGCATTCTTTTTCCTCACATAGAACCGAAGCGTAGTCAGATCGTACCCGCGCTCCTCTAGTTCTTTAATAAACGAGTTTCCGTACTTTGTCCACAGTATTCTCGGAGAACCCAAAGGCGCATCCCAATTCGTACTACAATCATTACCGCTTAGAGTATTATGCAAAAGATGGGAATCACATTTAGAAATTCCCGGACCCCAGTAGTAGCACAAATCAGGTTCGTTCCCATCAATACGCCCCCACTACGCTCGAAGCTCACCGTCTTTAATCTTTGGCTTGCGGTAGCGTTTCATGATTCCCTCCATGACCATCCCATACATAATCTATAAATCTTTCTAAATGGTTGCCATCCGTAGCACCATTTCCGGCCTTCCACTTCCGAGTCACAACGGAAGCACAAAAACGGACTAGAATCGTCAACCGGATCATAAGCGCAACCAAACAATTTACAGGAAATTTTCATTCCTCTCCTAGTCGAATACCCGTTCCCGCTCCATACGCCGTAACGTCTGCTCTGGAGTCTCCCCCGCAAGCATCTCATACCCACAGCCCACCGTACCGCCCTTCCACGATCCTGTACGCTCCCCTACCTCATCGTCAAAGGCTACGCTGATACTCTGGCGTACCTTCTCAAACAAACCCGTCCAAGTGAATCCTTTCGGCCTCCATGCCATCCGATCAACATAAACCGTAGCCGTCCGGTTCTGGACCTCACCGCTTTTTAACTTGTACGTGTACGGAAAAGAAAACTCTTCACGTCCATCCGGCTCCTTGTCTTCCCAACACCCAACATAAGGAACCCACGACCCGTCCGCACACCGTACCTCATGCCGCTGGAAAACACTAGAGAACCAAGGCAAGTCCCAAATCTTTGTCGCCTCATTCCAGTGAAAGTGAATGCAACCGTCGCCAGACGAAAAACCCCACTGCTGCCATTCGCGCATCCAATGCTCACGCTTAGACGGTGGAACATACTGAAGCGGAAAATACAGAAAGATATTTAGCAACAGAAAATGAACGTGAAGCATCCACGGCCATTTATCCTCATCGTTTCCGGTATAGATTACGTCGAATGCGACACCCCACCGATTCCAGTAAACCTCGAAAATTCCAGGGGCGCGAAATCCGCGATCCTCTTTAATGATGTGCATATTATCTCTCCCGATGATTCTTTTCCTACCCGCTACTAGATTACCCGTCAATTTCGGGTCGCCTTAATTCCTAACGAATCAGATTCCGATTAGCCGCCAACGACTTTTTCTTCGCCACTGGAATCTTCTGCTCCAGCAACCTCGCCACAGCCTCCACCAACAACGGAATGTAAACCTCATTACCGCATAGCGACCGCATCGGACTCCGCAACTCCGAAACCAATTCCGCGTTCGTCCAGCCTCGGATTATTTTCTGCTTGCCTAGTATTTCATCCCGGTCCATTTAACACCCCATCATTATGGCACGTCATCCCAAAATCGTAATCATCTCTGTCACGTCACCGCTTCCATTCCTTACCGTCAGATTCAGAGGCGCTAGATTACGTTTTGGCTTAATCACCTGCCATACCGCATCCATATGTTTACTTTCCCCGCGCTCGTCCCTGAAATCGGCAAAGCTGGTGCAATACTCCTCGCCCTCATCATCCGAATTACGACACAAAAAATCCGCAGCCATTGGCAATTTATGCTCTTTGCAAATCTCAATGATCTTAGCCATGAGAGGCGCAATCTGCTCATCATACACCTGTTCTAAATCAAAACTCTCCATTTTCTCGCTCATCATTATCTCCCCTTACACCCTTTTTGATGAAGACCATTTAACCCGCCACACAACAGGCACCCACCGCCCCGATCTGGCTCCTCACCCGTCGCCACGCGATTACCCCCGCCACTCCCGCCAACCCTACCTGACGACGCATAAGCCACCGGCCTCACCACAGGCTCCTCAATATCCAGAACCCCCACGCCGCCAGACTCAGCCGATTTTTGCACCGCCATACATCCACCATCCTTTTTATCTGCCCATTCTTGAAGAACACCCACCAATATATACGCACGGCTCCGATCTTTAATCTTTGCGACCTCATCCGCCGCAATTACGATCTCCTCTGGAACCCTAATCGAAATATGCTTTGTAATACCCATGAACACATCTAAACACAAATAAACACACCTTGTCAAGCCCTTTCCTCAATTTTTTTCTACGCATATTTTCCTGCGCTTACCTACGTATTTAATTCCAATTTTTATTTATTTATTATTCTCCTGCGCTTGTACACGTACCTGTTTATTTTATTTTCTATTCTTATTTTTCTGCGCTTTCGACTTAATTTCCCGGTTTTTATATGCAGAGACCGAAGCCGTCAGTCGTTCATGAGCCGTGCGTCACTCAGGACAACTGCACATGGACTGCCATACTGGACTATAATACAATAAAAGTTGTGGATTACCGTAAAATATAGTGGTACACGCGCATTTTATCCCATTCTTTGAAATAGGCTCTGCCGTCCCGTACACTGTATCGCTACCATTGCGCCTATATCCCTGTAATATGCCTCTAATATGCCTGTTTATGGCCTTTATCGGCCTATACAGCGCTCCCGCGCCGATAGATGCGCCTGTACCGGCTCACAGCGCTCGCCGATGCGCCTTAATAGCGTTATCTTGCGCCTAATATTTGATAGCGCTTAGTGAAGATCGTTGGTGGGCAAAAAGCCGTCACTTGTCTTTGAATAAACACCGCGTGCAAGTGTGTACAAACGGCAGAGCATTAAAGTTGAGCGCGACAAATAAATATCGGCGCATTGAAATAATAATCGGGAGTCCATCGAATAAATACCGGCTGCATAATAATCGGCTGCTGAAATAAATATCGGCTTGAGTGGGAGACCGCTACGCGGTCCGCTCCCGCGTCCCTGTCTATCCCTGTAGAGTGTTTACTAGATGAATAGTATTTGATTCCTATCGGCATTATGGTATTCCATAGATTCGCTTTTAATTCGACGTTATCAGATAGTAACGCTGTGACCGTGCCAATTATTACCATATAGTCAACAGATGTGCATAATCGTCAATGTTTACGCGGGTTTTCGTGTTTTCCTATTGACTAAGTAGTAACAATCCGAAACAGGCGCAGTTTTGTTAGTAAGTGATTGATTTTAATGATGTTGCTGCACATGAATTGAGTGTAAAGTTTACCAGATAGTACATAGCAGCGCTGCGATTCTAAGGCACCTTGTAGGCGCAGATAAATAAATATGAGGGTATCCCATAGGTATACTCGCAAACGTTCGTTAGAACAAAAATACAGTTTTTAATATCTCTCGATTATCGGCGCATTCTCCGCCCGCTTTTATGCCTCACTTAAGAGGGTAATACCCTCTACACTTCCGGCTGCTCACAGTCCTACCTTATATATAGATAACCTGTAGAGTGTTTTGATTATCCTATCGGCGTCAAGGTTCCGAGTACAGCGCTCCCGCTATCCTATATATAGATGCACGCGGGCAGTGTACCTTTATTCCTTGCGCATCATGTAAAATCTAAGCTATTGATTCTACGCGATATAAATAAATGTTTCCCTAAATAGTGGTAAATGTTTACTCTTTTGTTGGGGAAGTGGTAAATAAATACCACTTTGCATTTTAATCGCTTCTCATTAAAATCAACTATATACACGTTTACAGAGTTTGGCACGTTGCTTGCTAAGTATAGAGTGTTGTACAGGAGATTGAACACATGAGCGTATCGCCAAAACAATTGACCGCGTTACTCGCAGCCATGATTCCTGCCCGCTTGCCGTTACTAATTACAGGCGCGCCGGGAGTTGGCAAGTCTGACATTATCTCTCAAGCGGCAGCAAGCGCTGGAGCAGACCTGCTTATCTCACATCCTGCCGTAGCGGACCCGACAGATGCTAAAGGGTTACCATGGCCAAAAGCCGATGGAAACACCGCCACTTTCCTGCCTTTTGGTGAACTGGCAACGGCAATAAATGCCGTTCGTCCTACAGTTTGGCTGCTAGACGATCTAGGGCAGGCCACTCCTGCCGTACAAGCTAGCTTTATGCAGTTAATCCTTGCGCGACGGGTAAACGGTCACATCTTGCCGGATTGCATTACCTTTGTTGCCGCGACGAATCGGCGCAGTGACCGTGCCGGAGTATCAGGGATTTTAGAGCCGGTAAAATCACGGTTTGCGTGCATTGTTGATCTTGAAGCCAATATCGATGACTGGAGTACATGGGCATACGCTCACAGCGTATCGCCTATGCTGATAGCATTTTTGCGCTTTCGTCCTGAATTGCTTTGCAATTTTCAGGCTACGGCAGACCTTACAAACTCGCCAGTTCCGCGCACGTGGTCTCACGTTGCCAAACTCGAAGCGCTGAATTTGCCCGCTGAAATTGAATCGGCTGCATTTTCGGGAGCGGTCGGCGAAGGTGCTGCTCTTGAGTACCTGTCTTTCAGGTCCATGTATCGGTCCCTTATCAATCTTGACGCGATTCTCTTGAATCCTGATACTGCCGCTATTCCTAGCAAGCCTAGTGAATTGTATGCTGTATCGGTTGGACTCGCAGCCCGCGCAAACGATAACAATTTTGCACGTATCGCAACCTACGCCACCCGGCTTTACACTGAAGCGGATCATGGCGAGTTTGCCGTATTGCTAGTCCGTGACGCGATTAGACGCGATGAAAAGATTCAATATACCGATTCTTTCGTTCGTTTGAATTCCGGTCCCATCGGCCAATTGATAAGCGGCAGAGAGTAATTTTTATCCTTCCGCCATGCCGTAAACGTACCATAACCGATTATCAGGAGAATATGACAATGACAATGACCGATCTTCACACTCGCGCAATGCTCGTTAGCTTGCGTATCAGCGCATGGTCTGCCCGCAAGTATGACCGCAAAGTGTCTCAAGAGACCGCGACTTTGCACAATACCACTCTTGACGCGGGCAGGTATAACAAGTGCCTGCTGCCCGGTGACGCTCCAGCATATAAGGCGCTGGTCTCGCACATTGCCAACTTGCGCGTACTGAATTACGCGCAGACCTTGCCGTGGTCAGATGATGGTTGGAGAATGCTGCCGGTGAAGAATTATCAGGCGTACACCGATACAATCCGACAAGGCTTCCATACGGCAGACAGTTTGCTGTCTGACTTCATTTCAGAGTATCCTTCCTATCGGCTTGAGGCACAGCGGGTTCTAAACGGAATGTTTCAGGATTCCGATTACCCTACAAACATTCGTGACCGCTATGAATGGACCGTGGAATATGCGCCTGTACCGCAAGGTATTGACTTCCGCGTTACGCTTGCACAGAGTGAGATTGATACCATTGCCGCCCGCACCGAAGAACGTGTACAGCAAGCATTCACAGCGGCAATGCAAGGGAAAGACGGCGCAGTTGATAGGTTGCGGAAAGTGGTATCGGCGATTGTTGAAAAATGCTCTTCTCCTGATGCAATTTTCCGCGATACATTGATAGGGAACGCAAGGGAACTTTGCGACGTGCTTACACGTTTGAACGTCACCGAAGATCCACAACTTGAAGCGCTCCGCCGTCAAACGGAATTACTCGCCAGCACGGAACCTCAGACACTCCGTGACGTTCCCGAAGTTCGCGCCGATGTAGCAAAGCAAGCGCAGAGCATTCTGGATTCCATGACCGCGACTTACGGAAACATTTTCTAGTTTCCTATCGGCCTGCCCGTGCCGTGATAACGGGCAATTTGACAATCGTTAGCCGTATCGAATACAGTTTAGCAAGCATGAACGCAAGCATTATGGGAAGGATTCTATGACCGCTCAAGGTAAAACGACCGGATTATTGCTTGACTCGCACATTGTACGGTATACTGTGTTCATGAGCAAACCACTTGATCTAGCAGGAAAAAATTTTGTAAGACTGACAGTAGTTAAACGCGCAGGGAGTACATCTAAAGGAAACACTTTATGGGAATGCCTCTGCGTTTGCGGCAAGACTTTAATCCTTCCGGGAAAAAATCTTGTCAATGGTAACACTCAATCATGCGGATGCTTGAAGAGTGATTCTACATCGGCACGGATGCGCGAAAGTCGCACAACTCACGGACTCTCACGGACTCTCACTTATCACACTTGGAATACGATGATTGACCGCTGTACAGAACCTAATAGCGAAAAATATCCGATATACGGTGGACGCGGTATTACCATCTGTGAACGGTGGATGAAATTTGAGAATTTTCTCGCCGATATGGGCGAAAAGGTTCGCGGTATGTCAATCGAGAGAATCAACAATAACGGCAATTATGAGCCGGAAAATTGCAAATGGGCAACTCCGAAAGAACAGGCAAACAATACGCGCAGGAATCGGAGAATTGCCCATAATGGAGAAAATTTAACGCTTGCAGAATGGTCACAGCGTTTAGGCGTTACTCCATCGACTCTTCACGAAAGAATAGCCAAACATGGCGAGTTTATTGCCCTGTCATTTGAGAGGAAACGGTAATGTCTGCTCAATCAAAAATGGCTTCCGCCCGTGTTTCGTTAGTTTTAGACCAACCTTTTTTTGGTTCCCTTGCCTTATCCCTGAAGTTCAAAGAGGATACAGGCTGTGAGACCGCATGGACTGACGGGCGGTCACTTGGCTACAATCCTACGTTTATCGAATCCTTGCCGCATGACCGCGTGACCGCGCTAGTCGCGCATGAAGTCATGCATTGTGCAATGGGTCACCCATGGCGGAGAGAAGCTCGCGATTCTAAAAATTGGAATATCGCCTGTGATTATTCCATAAATTCAGAATTACGTGATTCCGGCTTTACTTTGCCCGCTGGATCATTGTTTCCTAGTGTTTCGGGAAAATCGGCGGAATGGCATTATGCCCGCGTTCAACAGAATGACAAGCCGCAACCTAACGGCAATGGGAACGGTCAAGGGCAGGGCAATAATCCAGCGCAAGGGCAAAGCAAGCCGGACCCGCTCGGAGAAGTAAGGGACGCTCCGAGCGATATAGACGCCGATGGAGACCCGGCTCCCACTGAGCAAGAATGGAAACAAAAAGCGGCGCAGGCACTAAACGCCGCTAAGATGTGCGGCAAATTGCCCGGTGGACTCGCAAGAACGGTCAAGGATTCTCTCAAGGCTAAGATCGATGTACGGTCCCTGTTACTCCGTTTTTTTAGTGAACGTTGCAATTCAGATTATTCATGGACGCGGCCAAACTCCCGCTATGTCGCATCAGGATTGTACCTGCCCGCTCTTGAGTCAAAGGAACTCGGAGAGATCGCAATAGGCATAGACACATCTGGCAGCGTATCGGCGGAGTCACTTTCCTTTGCCCGTGGAACACTTGAGTCTATCATTGAAGAATTATCACCGTTAGCTGTAAACGTCTATTACTTTGATTCCGAAGTATCCAGCATTGACCGCTTTGATAAAGGCGATACCTTGACGTGGAAGCCGACAGGGTTCAGTGGAACTGATTTTAGGCCGGTACTCAAGGCCATTGAAGATGATGGTACAGCGGTCTGTGCCGTGATAATTACGGACCTCGAAGGTCCGTTCCCTGAGTCTTGCGACTTGCCTGTAATATGGCTATCAACAGATGAACAGAATACTGCTCCGTTTGGCGAGACCGTTTACTTGGACCGCTGATTCCTACGCGGGCAGGGTAATCCCTTGCCCGTCACTGTCAATCGTTCCTAGTGGCCTTACAGCACGTTCTAGGGGCCATCTAACCTTTGATAGGGAACCAAACCGTTTTTAATTCCTATGGCGATAGGAAAATTCAGAACAGGGAGAATCGAATCATGGCAAAGTATCACGTAATGCTAAACCGTGACGTAGTAACGACTATAGGCCACTTGGTCATTTCCGGCATAGTCGATGGGAAAGAAACGGTTATAGCCCCTCCTACCAGCTTTATACAGACAGCCGGGGCGCGAGTGTTCAAAACAATCAAGGCCGCAAAGGGATTTATCGCGGCGCAACGGGCAAGCCATGGGCAGGATGTATGCTCAGACGTTTACCTTGACATTGACTGCCTTTGCTAACCGCCCGCCGGACGCATCCGGCAAGCAGGGCAGACGCCCTGGGAGAGAGGACAAACAACCGGCAGCGGAGAGCTGCAAACGGCTTTGGAGGCCAGTATAATGTCCAACAAAATCACTTTTAGCGTAATCGTCCGCGATGCAAATTCTTGGGATCAATCCACCGGGATCTGCGCAGAGCTTGCCAATTGTGGCCATGCTCACCGCACAATTGAGGCCGCGCAGCATTGCATGGAGCAGCTCACTGCATGGCATTGCCTTTGCGGGCGCACCACGCAGAGCTATGCGCCTTGCTGCCACACGCCCCACAACAGCACATCGGCTCGCTGGTATCATGCGCAGATCGAGGCCAGCAACGGCGAGGCGGTGATCCATGGATAGCTACAAGCCTTGCTGCTCCAACTCTCTCCCGCGCAAGCAGCAATGTTTGGCTTGCGCGGATTACTGGCGAGCTTACATGAGGCGCTATATGGCCATCTGGCAGGATGAGCGGAAAAAGGCGAAAATCTGCCAAGAATGCGGCAAAGTGAGGGTGGAGAGGGGGCATACACGCTGCAAAGAGTGCTTGGCCCTCCATCGCGGCATCCGGTACGATAAGTACGCTTTGCCTGATCCTAATCGGCGCTATCGCTCTGTATCAGCCTAACCGCCCCTGACGCATCCGGCACGCTTTGATAGGAAACCAATTCAACACTTGGAGAGTGCTTTATGGTTCATCCTGATTACATCATCGGCGCAGTTTTACTGCTTGTCATTTTTGCTCTTCTTCCTATCCGCATCCGGTACGAACGGGCGGAGTATGAAGCCGAGCGCAAGGCCGAAAAGCCGCAACCTAAAATGATTCCTGAAAAATTGGATGAATTTGCCGGAGTCCTGGCCGCACAATGGACCGATGAATTTCTCCATGAGGCCGGACACCTGCTGGACGACCGACCGTATCCTCTTCAACCGTCACGGCACATCAAAGCACCTATCAGGCATGATGCGCCGTACCAGATCACCAAAGTCATTCTACCGATGGAGTCCGACCACCAGAAGTGGAATTAACTGTTAACCTGTTTTTGATTCCTTGTGCGATAGGAGAAACATCTATGAAAGATATTCCTGGAGAAACCGTCTACGGAGTGCCAAACTGGAAAACGTTTTTGGGTCTTGGAACTCTCACCGCCATTGACCTGCTGCTTATCGGCGCGGTCCTTTGGTTCCTACGCGCTAAGGGAATTATGTAAGCATTGGCAAGCAACGTGCAAGCATTTGATAGGAGATCGAAAGTGACTCAGACAGAGCGCAGGATCAAACGGCTATGGCTTGCGGGGCGCACTTCATATGAGATCGCCGCTGAGATCGGCATGAATGAACGTATGGTACAGGGCATACTTGACGACCTTGGACTTTGATAGGCAACCAATTGGAGAATATGAAAATGACTTCTAGCGTGTTGGCAAGTCAAGCAGAGCAGTTCCGAGAGATATTCGGCGTTCGTCTAGCACCGTTTTGGCTTGGGCCACTCCGCCTTGACGTTGTGAAGTTCGATGAACAGCTAGTCCATCCACGGGCCGGGGAAAGCACGGCGCAAGCTGTAGAGCGGAGATGGGGCAAGGATGCGCTTGATTTAGTTCGCATCCTGCTGTAATTGATAGGCAACCAAAACGATTACCGGGAGAATGAAAATGCTGATGACCGAAACCAATACGCCGGAAATGTCGAAGCGGATCATACGTGCCGCTAAATTCATCCTTGGGCCGGGATGCTACAGGACAGACTTTGAACACGGCCAATGGTGGGTAACACGTCCTGGCTCTTATGAGCAATGGTCTGTAGTCGATTGCCAAACCGAAGGCGGGGTTGATTATCTCGACTTTGAGAAAGTGTCAGAGGGAGAGGAAAAATGATCGACGGAATACTCTACAAAACACGTTTTACAGAGATAGGCTTCACGATGGTTGAGCCGGGATTCTGGCGCTTCGTTGACCTGTCAGACGCGCAAGACGGCAACAAAAACAATATGCACTGTGTTGGCGTGAATTACGCAACGAAGGCCGAACTCCTAGCCAATGTGGAACGCTACGCGGCAGAGTACGGCTGCGAAGGCTCTAACAAGCCAACACCGCCCGACGAACTCCTGGCACAAATCGCACAGCGTTATCTTGGAATCAAGACGCTGGAGATTCAAAACTCAGACTCACTCGACTTTCACAGCTTGTCAGTGTGGAACGTCAAAGCCGCTCTTGAGGCTGCATGGAAAGCCGGGAAGTCCAATGCCTAAAAACAGAATCATAGTACAGGCAACGGTGAACGGAGAGCACGGCGAATGGACTGCCAGTTCTAAAACAAAGACTGTCCAAGAAATGATCGATTGGATGGAAGCCAACCGTAAGCCTGAAGTGGAACTTCGATACTTGGGAGATTACGGTTATCTTTCTCCTAGTCGCGTCTAGGTTTTCAATGTACCATAACGAATCTACGGGAGACCAAAGTGACCACTCGAATGATTACGCAAGCCGAAGAACACTCTGGGCAATACTCAAGCCTACAACGTGCAAAAGCCGCTGCCAGACTCGCAACTGTGGAGTACAAGCGCAAACACCGCGTAGTTTTAGATCGCACATGGCGCAACATGGAAGAGCGTTTGTGCTGGTACGTTTGTCTTTGATAGCGGTCCAATTCAACCGAATGGAGATATGTTTATGGCAGGATCAATCATCATTCACGGCCATAGTTTGCTCAAGATGGAGCAGAATAAACAGCATCAAGCAAAGTGTTCCTGCGGCGCATCGGGAGCCGTTCTAATGGTTCCTAGCGCAACAGGCCGAGCTAAGGCGCGGCGCAACTGGCACGATGAACACAAGCGCGATGTATGGCGGCGATTGCATCCTGAAGACTTTCAGGAAGATCGCCCGATGTATGCCGACATGGAACCAAAACAGTAAACTTTCTTTCGTTTTCCACTTGACAAGCGTATGTGAGAACGAATACAGTTTAGAAAGTGGAAGCAAGAAGCAAGCATGACGCAAGGAAACAAAATTCAGGGAAGGGAGGATGCAAGTAAAACCATTCGATTGCAGGGGAACGGGCCTAGCAAGGTTTTCATAGAGGTGAAAACCGGGTTGCCAGCTAATGAACTGGGTACGCAACTCCTCTTCAGACCGGCACGAATGGTAACAAGCATCCAAAGGGAAACAAAATGAACGTAAGCATTAGCAAGCAGTATGAGGAAGGTTTTAGCATTGTCGTTGACGATGCAACCCGCAATGAAGTTCTCGCCATTCGCTCACTCACTGACAAGCAGCAGGGAATCGCTTTGACTCCTGTTGCTTTTGAACCTGAAACATCCTACGCGAATGGTCTCAAGATCGCCAGCAGGCTTTTATTGAGGCTGCACGGCTCCACTTTCAATCTCACGGAAACAAAATTCTGGCAATCAAGTATATCCGTACACTTTCCGAGCCTACCTTGAATTTGAAGGACGCAAAAGACTTGACGGATTACGCAACTCTCCAGATTAACTTTCTGGACTGGTTGAAGTAGCTTTTCTGTACACAACTCAAGCATCCGGGAGAGCAAGCAATGCCACTGACCACCATGCACGCGCAAGCATTGAAAGAAGAGATCGAAAACCTGTTAACTCATGGCATGGAGCAGGTATCAGTGAAAGAATTTTACCGGCGTTATGATAGTGCCGGTTTTCGCTTTGAACCGTCCTACACCATTCGTCAATTTTGCCGGTATCTGACAGGTCCACGGGCCGGTAAACTCTCACCTTGCGCGGCTATGTACGCCATTCACAAAGCAAGCAATTTGAGTTACGCGCATATCGATCTTCCTGAAAGTGAGCGTACCAAGTTCAGGACACTGCGTCACAGTATATTTGCCGTTAGTCGCGGCTACATCTTGGAACCCTGAAAGGAATCAGCATGACAGACGAACTCCGTTACCTGCTACACGATACAGAAGAGCATATTGTCTCTCTATTCCGTGCTATCAATCCTAACGCTAACTATGAATCTGACTATGCCGACCATCGTGTAGAAAATCGTATGGCCGACAATGATTCTATCGTGAAACGCATCCGTAAGGCTCTCAAAGGTGACGCATGAGCCTAGCAGACGCTATCGAACGCAACCGCGCAAGACAGGCACAAAAACGCACTGGCGAACCTGTAGAGCAGAAGGAAATAGGATTGAAAGCGTACTCAGTCAACGTGATTACTAATCCTTTGCGCTTTATGGTTGAGTTGGGCCTTGAACCTCCAGCGCACCACGAAACCAGAACCATCTACGGCGCATCCTTAGCGGATGCCAAGAAACGGGCAGGGATCGAATGAGCGCAGAATACGAAATCGCATTAAACGCTGTACGTGAGGCAACACGGAAGTTTAAGTCCGTTCGTGACTCCTATCGCGCTGGGAAAGCCAGCGATGCCGAATTCCTTGCGGCAAGGGCTATCTACGATGAGGCCGACCGCGTGTATGAAGTAGCCTACGCCAAAGAACAAAAGACAGGAGATTGAGCGATGACAGCACTGATTCATGCAGCAAGAGAATTGAAGAGGGCGCTATGACGTGCGAGGCTTGCATGGGCTTAGGCTGGCGTAGGCGTCAAGTCCCTCACGAGTGTATCCCCGGCTCCCTAGTGTGGGTTACACGCCCCTGCAAATTTTGTAACGGAAAAGGAACCGTCAACGTAATTAATGCTCTTAGCGCGAAAGATAAGGCCGCGAATGAAAGAGAGGAATCCAATGTTTGAAAACATCGTGCAATCAATTATCTGCTCTGAGTTTCAACAGCGCTTTACGCGCAACGGTGAATACTCACAAGGTTCATCGTCTTCAACTGATAAGGCCATGCACGTGAAATTCTCCCTATCCACATCCTACGCGATTGAGGAAGGGTATCGTAACCTTCACATCCTGATTTTCGGTGGAGGCTCCAACTATATCAGCGTCTTCGCCAAACTTGATTGGAACGTTACTCCTATCTCCGATGAAGAAAATGAACCTGAATATACTCAGGGCCAAACACCTTGGGTGTTCTACGGATGCCATGACTCCTGCTGGCGCGATGCTGTCCACATAATCATTTGGGAGTTCCGTGAACGAATCAGTTCTATCGACTGGGTTTTTGGAGGATGGTACAAAATCACTCCCATGGAAGATAAGTACCTCGAAGACTCGCGTAACGCTCATTACAAAAAACGGAGAAGACAATCCTCTTGGCAAAAAGTCTCTGAGTTGGAGTTTCACTTCGACACAGAGAAAAATAACCCTGCTTAATTGTGGTTTTCCTCTTGATAAACATTATCCAACTGTGCGAATTTTATATCAGCGTTGGGAGACGCTAAGGATTTTCTACGAATCTCCATAGGATCGGAGAGAGTAGCGTACCGGGAGAATTATGAAATGGCAACTGCATTAGCATCCTTCACTCCTGAAGTGGCGGCAATGCCTATTACCCTTGTCGCCAATGCTTCAACTACCAAGCTTCCCACCACTCTAAAACAGGTTGGACAGCGGCGGGACTATCAAATGATTGACCCGCGCAAGATTGACATCGAACCGGGCTTTAATGCTCGTGATTATACCCTTCCAGAAAACCGCGCTCACCTTGATCGTCTGAAACTGCTTCTCATTGAAGCGGGGCGTGTCAATGAGCCTATCACTGTACGATTGAATCGTGAGACAGGCCGCGCTACCGTAATCGATGGTGAATGTCGCTTACGTGCTACTTTGGAATTGATTGCAGAGGGCGTTCATCCTTTTACCGAAGCTGATATGCCTTGCTATCCCGCGCCCCCAGGGAGCGACGATGAGGCTACACGGCGCTTTGCTTCCCTCTATGCGAACGAAGGCAAGTCCTTTTCCAAGTGGGAACTCGGACGTGGGTATCAGGCTCTATTTTACCTAAATATCTCCATTCCAACAATCGCCAAGAAAACGGCAAACTCTGAGGCGTTCGTTCGTGAGTGCATCGAACTTTCCAATGCCCCGGACGAACTGAAACAGCTTCTCTCGTCTCAGGCTGTGAGTCCCGCTGAGGCTATCCGCATTGTTCGTAGTGAGGATGTTCCTTCCGCCGTATCCGAGCTACAGGCCGCTGTGCAAGCCAAGAAAGCCAAGGGCGAAAAAGGCCCAGTCAAGAGAGCAAAGGCAAAGACTCTTCCACCAGCAAAACCTCAGACCGAAAACGATACAACTCTTAATGCGGTACAGGCCAAAAGCAAGCCCGCAAACAATGAATTGCTCAAGGCTCTGACCGATGGACTATGGGAACTGATAAACGATGTGGCCGTGTCTGACTTGGATGATGAGGACTTGGAGCGCGTATCCGTTGACCGGCTCCTGCTCTTAAAACTGGCATCCTTGATCGTTACCGAAGACGACTTGAAAGCTGTCGGAGCACAACCCGCAAAGTTTTGAGAGGCCGTTTCCCTCAATATTGATTTTCAATCCTAACTGCTAACTGTTTTCTGAAAAGAGGAATTACGATGTGCAAATTTGCTAGCTTTGTTCTGACAAAGGACCGTGAGTTTTGGTCTGAAACTGGAGATTCCCATAATGATATTATCCGAGAAAACAATCTCACTGAGTTGAAAGCAGATGCGGCTGATTACATCGATGCCAGCGGTTGCACGGCTCTCACTGAGTTGAAAGCAGATGCGGCTGATTACATCGATGCCAGCGGTTGCACGGCTCTCACTGAGTTGAAAGCAGATGCGGCTGATTACATCGATGCCAGCGGTTGCAATCCAAACCTGAAAATCAAATCCCGCAGAGGAGCAACGATTTATCGTTGATTGATAGTCATGGATCACCTGAATTCCATCCGTGCCGCTCTGTGTGCATCGGCTCCCGTAGTCGCGGTCCCTATCAAGGACCATAGGCCGCTGTGCTTCAACCGGAAACTCCTATGCGGTGTCCTAAAAGGCGTCACCATTGACACCGTAGAAGTGATTATCGGGAGTTTGGGTCACGCCGGTAGTCGTTATCTCAAGATTACCGGGCGTGATGGTAATGTCCGCACTTCCTGTAAATTGCTTTCCATGCGGCAAGAGGATGCGCAGAGGGAACTAAGCGACTGGTCAGAGAAGGAACGCAAACGCCGCGTCAAGGTTGCCATGATGGGAGTCCTATCGGCGCAAGAGCAACGCGCAATGAAACTCAAGGCCGCTGAGAAGGCCGGGGTTGCTGAATTGATAGCAGCCCAAAAAGATGAGAAGGCTATCCTAGCCGCTGCCAGATCGCACACTAACCCTGTCCTAACTCCGGTAGATACTGAGGCACGGCAAGACATTCTTGATTCCTATGCGGCCTTCAGAAACCAGAGAGCGAATAGGAAACGCGGCTCTGTCATTCGTTGGCAACTCAAGAAGTTGGAAGAGGAGAAGGCAAAACTGGTCAAGGTCCAATGCGAGTATGAGATAAAGAATCCTGTTGCCTCGTTTGGCCGTCGCTACAAAGTTCTCAAGAGTAAGAAGACGGTCCTTCGCTCACAGAAAAAAGCTCTCCGGTATGCCTCTATCGTCTACCAGATAAGAACACTGGAAAATCAATTCAAGAGTCTTTATCCTCCAGTCTGGCGGCAATGGAACTCACTCGAAAATGGTGGCTACTGGATTGATTCTTGGATTACCAAACGACCACAGGAACAAACTTATACCGTCTCTGATTCCTTGCGCTATAGGGATGATGAGGAAGAGGAAACCAACTCCGCCCAACTCAGGCGCATAGCGGAACACTTGAAGAATGTTAGGGCGGATATTCGCGCCTTGACTCCACCAGAAGACGAAGAACTTCCTATTGCTGCTTGATAGGAGACAAAATAAGGGAGAATGAGAATGGGAAAATCAAGGATTCAACTAACAGATACAGGGTTTTCTGCCGCAATGAAACTGAGTGACGGTAATCCTGGCGCATTAACCGTTTGCGCTAGGATACTCAAAGAGGGAGGAGCCATTGACCCTGATTCAGCCTTTGGTGGATTGGGAGACCTTCTCGACTTGGACACACTGGAAATCTACGGCTCTCGCATCTGGATGCTTTACAAGGATGTATGCGGAGAGGATTTGCGGGTTACGTGCGCGATTCTCAGGGCATGGCAACTTGGGTTCCTGTCAGACGTGGACTTGAGGAGCGCAATCGAAGGCTCTGGAATAGATCACGTCTTGGATGTTCCTGCGTTAGTCAAGCAGGTTGAGGATCGTCTACCTGACTTTCAACGGGCGGAAACAGTTACCGCCTGACAACCGGCAGTCGTGCGCTGCCGTCAGTTCCTTGGCTTGAGGCTTGCAGGAGGTGGCCGAAATGATTCCTAACGCGCCGGGGAATTGACGGGAGCGCAAGATGCTCAACTCTTGATAGGAGATCAAAATGAATTGCCGATACTGCGGTAAAGAAATCGAGAAGAGAGGCTTTGATTGGGTTCACACCGAAAGCACCCGATACCGTTGCACAGATAAGCCAACGCCGGACCCGCAACAGTACGCAGAACCTTTCTATACTGAATCCTTCGACAATCCTAGATTGATAGGAGATCAAACAGTTTTACAGGAGAGAGAAAATGGCTAACATGAGCTACTGCCGATTCGAGAACACTGCCGATGACTTGCAAGATTGCTTTGACCACTGGGACGATACTCCAGACGAAGAATTAAGCAGCGACCACGAACAGCGCGGGAAGAAACGCCTCAAACGGATTATCCTTGAATTTGCCGATATATTCGGTTGGGAAGACGCCAACGAAAATGATGAGTAACTAACCGTTTGATAGGCAACCAATTCAACTAGGAGAAAACACCATGAAGATAGACTTCCAGAACCTCAACATCCAACCAATGCCCAACCCGAAAATGCTCTCCGTAGAACGTGTCTCCGTCTCTACACTAGGACAAGACGGAAAGAACGGCAACACGTCAGATTACGGTTTCATCCGCAATCCTTCCGTGCATCCTAGCGCAATAGCCGAAAGGCGGTAAGACTGTGGAAAAATTGTTCTGTTTCGGATCGAATTCTGCGGGAAAACATGGTGCCGGAGCAGCCGCCTATGCCTACAAGTCTCTCGGTGCAGAGTGGGGCGTAGGAGAAGGACCAACAGGGCAATGCTATGCTATTCCAACAAAGGATAGGAATATCCAATCACGTTCTCTCGAAGAAGTTTGGAATAGCATAGACCGTTTTATCTCCTATGCGAACAACCATCCTGAACTAACTTTTCAGGTAACGCGGATAGGATGCGGACTAGCAGGCTTTGCGGACGAAGATATTGCTCCTATGTTCGCAGATTCTCCAGATAACTGTGAGTTTGATTCAGCGTGGCAACAGTGGCTTCCAGCCAAGAAAGTTTGGGGTACATTCTGATGAAAGAAATTATCGTTTCATCTCAGGTTGATTTTGATGCTCTACCGAATAGTTTTGATGAGTATACTCGAATTCTCATCAAAAACACCACGAGTAAACTCGTGGTGAAAATCTCGCGGGAGAACTCATCTGTCGAGGCGTGGGAGAACTCATCTGTCGTGGCGCGGGGGAACTCATCTGTCGTGGCGCGGGAGAACTCATCTGTCGTGGCGCGGGAGAACTCATCTGTCGAGGCGTGGGAGAACTCATCTGTCGTGGCGCGGGAGAACTCATCTGTCGTGGCGTGGGGGAACTCATCTGTCGTGGCGTGGGAGAACTCATCTGTCGTGGCGCGGGAGAACTCATCTGTCGTGGCGCGGGAGAACTCATCTGTCGAGGCGTGGGAGAACTCATCTGTCGTGGCGCGGGGGAACTCATCTGTCGAGGCGTGGGAGAACTCATCTGTCGAGGCGTGGGAGAACTCATCTGTCGTGGCGCGGGGGAACTCATCTGTCGTGGCGCGGGAG